AAGGTGGAAGAACCATTTGGTCTAATTCACCTACATTCCAAGCTGAAACCATTAGTCGTCTTGAGTCAGGTTCTGTTTTTAGACTATGAACTAATCTTGCAATTTGATCATACCAAAGTGAACCAATTGCTTTGCCATCTTTAACTAACCAACCTTGCCACTGTCTCCATTGCTTACCATAAATTGGACCTAATTCACCATCTGTTCTACCTGATTTAATGTAATCACCATCCCAAATATGGCAGTTATTATCATGCAAAAACTTAATGTTGGTATCACCTCTTAAAAACCAAAGTAATTCAACTACCATTGTTTTCCAAGCCATCTTCTTGGTTGTAAGTAGTGGAAAACCCTCACTCATTTTATGACGTATTTGTCTTCCAAAGACACTGATTGTTCCACCGTTTCTAGTTTCTTTGGTTACTCCATTATCTAAGATGTCTTGGAGTAGGTCTGTGTAGGTTTTATCTAGTTTATTCATAACTTTCTATTTCTCCTGTTCGTTTAATTGTAATGTTACATTCAATATATTGAGTTCCTTTTTTAGGTTGCACATAGGTATTACCGTCCGCATTTATTTTCCATTTTCCAAGTTCATTCTCAAACTCTATTGGAAAATCTTCTTCAATAGTATGATTCTGGGTCAAATATGTATTTAGTGCAGAATCTAAGTCTTCCTTCATTTTCTTGATAACATCAGAAACATTCTTTTCGCCCTCGTATTTTTCTAAGGTTTTTTGTGCGAGTATTTTAATTTCTTCTTTATTCATCTTTTCCTAAGTTTTTTAATCCTTCAATAACTTCCTTATTAAACTCTATTGCAAAATCCCTCTCAATCATATTGGTAAGGGCTTGTTCGGCATCTAGTTTATCTTCAACTGTTGCCATTTCAACACAATCATCATCTGTCTTCTCACTCCAAAACATCATATGTTTGAGTAAATCGTTTCCATCAATTTTAATATTCATAACTTTCTATTTTTTTGGGTAAATTCCATTTTTAATTTCTTTTAAAATTTCATTTTGATATTTCTTCGAACATTTTTTAAGTTCAAATAATACCCATAGTCCAAATAAAGGTTCAATATCTTTTGGTAGTTTATTCATAACTTTCTATTTTAATCATTGCAAAGTATTCAAAATCTGATATTGAAAATTCTTCAACCCTTCCTGGTGTTGATTTGAGGTATTCTACTATCACCTTACTATCAGTTATCTCAACTACCTTAACTTCAACGGGTGATAATGAACCCAAATCTAAATTAAACTTTTTGCCTATTATTTCTACTTTATTCATAACTTTCTATTATAGTGTCTTTGTATGTTATTGTGATTAGTTTGGTTGGAACATTGTGTTCATCACATAATTTATTACAATAATCAATCTCCGACATATTTGGTGTTAAATTCGCTAATTCCCAACGTTCAGACATATCTAACTCTCGTTCCTCAATCTTTAGTCCCCACTTTTCAGAGAACTCATTACCTCTTAAACTCCTTTCTTTAATAGATTTAATAAACCATTCTTTAGTCATTGGTTCATAATAACTTGGTTGAACATCTAAATTAGGTGGGCAAATTGGTCGTATGAAATTGATTAAGTAATTCTCATACGCCTCATCAATAATCTGTTCTTTATTCATAATTTTTTATTATAAAAGCTTTCAATGACTCATTTAAGTCATGACCATTTTCCCACAATTGTTGTATTTTTGGTATGGTAATATTGTCTCTATCGTATTCTTCATCTTCACCATCAACATAACCATAATTCATACATTCAGCAAAAGCAATCACATAATCATCAACATTGAAGTTTTCTTTGGTAATGTCGTCAGGACAAGTTTCAAATTTATTTCTTAACTCATTTGCTTTCTTTTGGAAATCCTCATTAAATTTAGGATTACCATATTCATCAACACTCTCTAAGTTGCTCTTAACTAATTCTGGATTTTGACATTCTTTTATAAGACCAGCTGCTGAAGTCCATAACACATCTACATGCTCGACCTTATATCCTATTTTGTAATGGCCAAATTGAATTCTACAATATGGGCATATAATTTCTGGGTATAATTCTTCCATTTTATGGGTGTGTTCCATTTGATAAACTAATACCATGTACAAAACCAGAAATAAATTGACTTATCTCATTTTCTGTCATATCTTTTAAAGCAGTCCCAACTGCAATGCCAATTTCATTTCCAAGGTCAGAAATGTCACCATTATCGTATGTAGCAGTCTTCAATTTTGAACTAATAGTTTTAAGTGTTGCTTGAAAATCCATTTCTCTATCACTTAGTTCAAATGCACCATCAGGTCCTATTTGGAAATCATCACTTACATAAGGTTCATTTTCTAAACCATCCATAAGTGTAACATCCCAATCTGATAATTCTTCAGCATGTTCATCAATAGGTCTAAGACCATTATGTGGTGGTGGAAGTTCCATGTTAGAAAATTTCCAATCAGACCATTCTTCAAAAGTGAATGTTGATTCTGGGTTTTCGTTAAAATAGTTTTTGTATTGTGTTTCTAGTGTGCTCATAACTTTTTTCTATATTTTAAATATACGATGTGTAATCTCGTAAGCCTAAATCTTCAATTAATTCATTTTATTTGTAGTCAGGACAGGATTCGAATCTGTAACTTTCGTAAATATAACTAGCGTCTACCATTCCGCCACCTGACTATTTTTTTATTTCTTAAAAATATAACCTTGATGTGATTTATCCCAATACTTTCTTGTTAGACATATCCAAGTCAATACTTTTAATTTCCACCATCTTCTTAACTTAATGTACCATGGATCTTTTTCCATTTCGTCTATTATTCTTTGAAATACTTTACTTCTCATTGTTTAATTTTTTAGCAGCCAGGACAGGATTCGAACCTATAATCATATCATGAGATACCTGCGTCTACCAATTCCGCCACCTGGCTAATTTGAGGATGAGAAGTCCTCTGTGTTGTAGAGGTAAGTTGCAGAAGCCACTCTCTTGACATTCCTTTCTCAAGGGAACAACACATTTTAATCTTACTTTATGTTTTTAACAAACGGTAATGTACTTCCAGCCCAAGTTGAGGGTAATTTTCCATCCCACTTTTCAATAGCTTGCTGTTGTAACAATTCAGGTGTAATACCTCGTGATTTAATAATGTTTTCTTGCGCTTGCAACTCAGCTAATTCATTTCTTTTCTTTTGTTCAATAATTTGTTGATCAAGTACAGATACGTTAGTGTTAACTTCATTACGAGAATCGATTTTAGCCTTTACTTTATCACTGAAATCCAAATTGGCACTAAAAGTAATTAGTTCTAAGCCTTTGTCTTCAAATGATTTCTTTACCAAAGCTTGTACTCTTTCTTCAAATTTAAGAGAACCTCCATTAGCCATAAGTGAATCAGTAATATACTTTCTACTTTCTTCTTTAATTAAATCATAGATATGAGGTTCAAGTACATTGTCTTCTAAAGATTTCATAAATGAATCACCACTACCTAAACGAGCATTTTGAAATACCAAATCTACAACTCTATTTGGAATAGCTTTATAAGAATAAAGTGGCTTTGCATTAAACTCTGTGTTGTCAGCAGCTTTTAGTTTTAAAATACGATCTGTACCATCTTCATTTGTAAAAGCAGCTCTTTGTTCAAACGCAGGTACTTGAAACAACTCAGTACCAGGTGATGTTGTGTTTACTCGACCTTGTTGTTTTGAATAATCGTCCTTACCGTTTTTACCATAATTCTCCATTAACACCCCATAATAGTTAGGAGCAACTCTTTCACAAGAAGTAAGAGTGATTGTAGCAATTAACATTGCAAAAATAAATTTAGTTTTTTTCATTTTGTTTTTTTGTTTTTTTGTTTATAACTAATTGATTAAATAATAATATAACGGCAAAGCCAACTATAAAGCCGACCCACGGGTTAACATGGTTGAAAGTCCATGCAATTCCAAAAATACTAGCTATTATTAAGGCTAGTCCTAAAATGTATTTGTTGTTTATCATATGTAGATTAATCTAAATTTAATTCATACTCATGTAATAATGACCTAAGATATTCTCTTATTTTCTCACAAGCTTCCACCTCTAGTTCAGAAGCCTCACCTGTTTCATTAGCGCAAATAGAAGAACCATATTTCACAACAGATCGAAGTTTTTGATCTAATTCCCACATAGCTGCTTTCCATTTAGTACCATCTAATGCAGCTCTTGCATCATTTGCTTCTTCTTCAGAATCAAATTCTAAGATTATTTTTCCCATAACTTTTATTTTTATTTAAATATATGAAAAAAAATTTTGTAAGCCAAAGTTTTTTAAAAATCTTCTAAATCTGAGTCTTCTGTGTCTTCTGAGTCAGTGTTGTCTGAGAATATTCTATCTATTATAGCAATATATATTACAGTTTTGATTTTATCAAAAATACTATTAATACTATCACTGGTGTCTTTAGTGAATTTTTTTAAAAGAAAAAAATCAATGATTAATACACACACTAATATAATTGCGATTATTAAAAAAATTATAATCATAATTATTTATGTTGGAGTGTTTTTATTTTTTTTAAAGATATTTATGATGAATTTAAAAAAAGCTACACTAGCCCCCAGGTATGCTAATAGTTGAGCGCTTTCTAATATAATAGGTGGTAGATGCATGTCTGCTGGGTTTGTTTCAAATATATGTCCTAAACTTACGTATCCTAGACATTTTAAAAAAGCTTCACCTGGCCTTGCTAGGTCAATGTTCATTGGGTCAAAATTAAATTGCATTTTTAAATTTTAAAGTTTAAAACAATATAAATGTTAATTATATTTTTGTCCTATATACGTATTGAAAAGACTTATATTAGTATTATACTTTTAAAAAAGAAATTAATATAGCTGTTATACCTCCTAATAGAGTAAATAATAAATCCATCCAATTAAATCCTGATCTTTTTATGTCGTAAATTTCCTTAGATACTGCGAGTAAAACGCAGACCGATATAGCAGACACCATATTATATAAAAAAAGAATTATCGCTGTTATAACTAAACCATATATAAAATGGTTTGCTTTATCGTGAGGAATCATTGGTAAATTCATATGAAAGTTATAATGTTGGTTTCTTTTTCCCAATCAAATGTAATTGGTTTATGCATATAACTATATTGTTCTCCAAGAACAGCTGCGTTAAAGAAATGCACACCACCATCAGTACTAACCTTATGCCCATATCCAGAGTGAATGTGGCCACAAACGTGTATTTTAGGTTTAACTTCAGCAATTTTGTCAGTCAAGTTTTCGCAACCTAAGGGAATACCTTGACCAATTACAGTATCTAAATAACCAAAGGCAGGACCATGAGTGATTAATATGTCAGTGTCATTTGGAATCTTATCCCAATATTGCTGAATGTCTTCTCCTCTATCAGCATTGAACGCCCAGTTCATAAATCTTGGTTGCCAAGGACTACCATATATCTTAATTGTACTTTCAGTATCTTCACCAATAACTATAAAATCATCCTGTAAGTACTTTATGCTAGGATATAGTTCTAATATTTCTTTTATTTTTGTAGGATCATTTTGAAATCCCCAATCATGATTACCAGCGATAAAAATTTTGTGAGTGTAGTTCTTAATACTATTGTACCACTTACAAAATTCTCTTATTTCGTGTTCATAACCCATACTGGAGATATCTCCAGCATGGATTAGAATGTCACCGCCTGGTAGGTCTTGAGTTATTTGTTTGTGTTTGTTGTGTGTATCACTGATTACTGTAATTCTCATTTTAAATATTTCTTATACTTAACTCATATAGTGAGTTTTCAGTTTTGAATTTTATATAATTATCTTTTTGATCTAGAATTTCAATAATAATTGTTGTTAACCAAGCATAATTTATTCTAGGGTCTAATAAGAGTGATCTGCCTATTTGAATATTATCATGTAATTCCTTTACTGTACGATCTTCATTCCATTCAACATATTTAATTTGATCTCCTCTTTTTATTAAACCATCATTTAGTCTAGTTAAAGTATATTTATATTCTTTAGTTAATATAAAATCACCCTGCTCATCAATATTAATAGGTATTTTAGGTTGAGTTCCACCTATAGCAGCAATATGTTTTAGATCATTTAAGTTCATTAAAATTCTACTCCGTTTTTAGTTATAGCATGTAAAAATTCTTCACGAATTAAGTTATCTTTTTCCATAAATACTCCACTAAATTTATTTGTTGTCATAGTACTTGTAGGATGTTTAATTCCACGATTAGAACAACACATATGTTTGCTAGAAATACTTACCGCTACAGACCTACATTCCATCTTTTTAGCTATAAAATCATGAATTTGCTGTGTAAGCGATTCTTGCATTTGAGGTCTTCTTGCAAACCAATCTACAACACGATTTAATTTGCTTAAACCAATAACATATTCTCCAGGCACGTAAGCTACAGTAGCAAAACCTACAAACGGTAAGTTATGGTGTGCGCAAAGTGATACAACAGGAATACCAGTTTGAATTACAATGCCGTTATAATTATCTTCATTTGGAAATATTGTAATGTTGGGTTCATCGGTTACAGAACCAACTATAAGATCTTTGAGCCAAGCTTTTGAGACTCTACGAGGTGTATCTATAGTTTGAGGATCAGCTTCGTAATCAAATCCTACTGCTTTTAAAAACTCACCATAATGTTTGGTGGCTTTTTTAATCATTTTTTCAATCTCCTTTAATGAACGAGGAGTATTTTCGTTTGCTTTATTTAATAAGTTCATATTTTTATTTTTTATTAATATATTAAAAGAAATTTTGTAAGCCAAATCCTATACTCCTGTTTTTTTATTCCAAATTGTTACGTGTAATCTATCAGTAAATCTTACTCCTTCCCTAATGGCAATATCTGCTGCCATTTCTCTTGTTTTAGATAGTTCTTCTTGTGTTTGCCCTTCAGGCATTATAATAATTTGTCTTCTTCGTATTAGACCTGAGTCAAGATAATCTTTTTTGATTTCTTCCCAATCTGATTCTTGAGCAACTACAAACTTGAACCAAGAGTTTGGTCTTTGTGCAAGATCTTTAATGATCTCTGGTTTATACCTAGCTCGTTCTTTCATGCCTGAGTTAGCTAACTTTGGGCTATTGTTCCAACAACTAATTAAAGCTGCTAGATCTGCATCAGGCATTAATACACTTTCATTTTCTATCTCAATGTAAGGAAAGAATGAATACTTATGATAAAATGCCTCTAAGAATGCTACTAATCTTCTTTGTTGCTTTAAAGGAGATCCTCCAGTTAAGATAAGATGTTGACCACTACTAAATTTTGTAATAAGATCAATCTTTTCAAACATTTCAAAGATTTCATCAAAGGAATATTCATTTCCATGAGGCCACACATCTAAAGTATCACACCAAACACATTGCAGAGTACAACCTTGTAACCTAATAAATGTTGATAATACACCCGCATTTACTCCCTCTCCTTGAATAGTATCCGCAAACATTTCAGATATGATTAGCTTATCATCTCCTTCAACTTTCTTAGTAAAGGTAGGTTTTTGTTCAATTAATGTAACTGGCATGTTTATTTGTTTTTAAAGTAAATATCTAAAAATATTTTGGGATATCTCATAATCTTTCCAGTATATTTTGGAGTTGATACTTCATGTGTTTCTGTTGGTACTTTAGCAGATGTAGAAGCTTGGTAAACTGCTTTACCTAATTCTGATCCTGCTGCTTTTCCTAGATACTCATAAAGGGACATCATTTGTACATCTTCAGTTGTTGTTTTTGTCCATAATTTATTCTTCATAACTTGCACTATTTTTGTTGTGTTCCATAAACTCTACTTGAGCTACTCTTACTCTTTCTTTAGTTTCTTCTTGAACAAAGAGATTTAACTTTTCGTAAATGTACTTAGCAAACTGCTCTGCTCCCGTTGCTGGAATGATTCTTAATTGGATTAATCCTTTAATATGCATAACTTTAAAAAGCGGTAGATGTGGGTCATCCTCAGCTATAATTGTAGTATGATCAAACATATGATCCATCCATGCTTTAGGATTCATACCATCGATAGTACCTTTAGCACGTTTCATGCCTCCAAAGTCCCATACCCAGTTTCTCTCATCTAAATCACCTTCAAACCATACTCTAAATGATATTCCATAACCATGTAAGAACTTACAATGAGTACCTTCTGCTTTCCACTGTCTGAAGCAAGTTGAGTACCCATCAAATAATTTAGTTGATCTATATATTTTACCCATATTAACTATTAACAAAGTTTACTAATTGCTCATAACTCATTGCTCCTGCTTTTTGTTTGATGATCTCTCCATCATTCATTATCATAGTAGTAGGAATACTTCTAACATTATATCTCTCAGTAAGAGCAGCATCGTAATCTACATCTACTTTTCTTACTTGAAATTGAGAATTTTTCTCTAATTGATTAATAACTGGGGCCATATTTTGACATGATGGGCACCACGCTGCTGTGAAATACAAAATTTGTGTCATTTATTTTTATTTAAGATTAATATATTCTTTCCAACCGTTTGCTCTTAATTGACATGCTGGGCAAAATGGATCTTCTTGTGTTCCACTTTCAGCACTCCATCCCCAATCGTGTTTATATAATCTCTTACCATTATAACAAGTATGAGACATTTCTATTACTTCATTTAAACAATTTTCAGTTTCTGCTAATTTAAATGTTTCTGCTTTAGTTAAATACATTAATGGGGTTTCAATTTTAAGATCACTTGTTTTAGTTCCAAAAACTCCCATATTCATAGTTTCTAACAATGTATCTACAAAATCTCGTCTACAATCAGGATAACCACTATAATCAGTTTGACATACTCCTGTTATTAATGAATCAGCGTTTGTTTTTAAAGTATATACATAAGCATTGTATAAAAATATACCATTTCGTCCAGGAACAAAAGATGATGGTAAACCATATTTATTTATTTGAGATACATCTCCATTAGATGTTAAAGCACTTTCTGCTAAAAATCCCAATGATTGATCTAAATTAACAACAACTTGTTTTACACCTGTTTTTTCTAGAATTTTTTTAGATTGTTCAATTTCAATACTATGCTTTTGACCGTACTGGAATGTGATTGCTTCTACTTCTTTGTACCTATTTAAGGCCCAGTAAAGACAAGTAGTAGAATCCTGTCCTCCACTAAATACAACTATTGCTTTATTCATTTTTATAAATTATTTATTGTTTTAAACATTTTTATGTTATGAAGCACCATCTCATATGTCTCATCATCGACCGTTGAATTAAACGCATTATTCATATTAGATTTAGGTTTTTCAGTTAAACCTAGTGGTGCTACATATTTTATTTTTTCTAAACCAGCCATTACTGGGCTTGATGTGTCTATTGATTCAATAAATGGAAAACCAGAGTAAAATTGAAATTCTCCAGGAATACATGTTCCTAATAAATGAATTCTATCTGTTGATTCAAGTGCTCCACAAGCGTATAATTTAGATATAGCTGCTATTCTACCAAATGCTTTAGCTAAATCTTTATTTGGATGTGGAAACAAATGAGAATAATAATCTGCTCCATAACTGAATGCTAATTTTTTATAACCTAAATTTTTATACATATCACAACATGCTATAGCGTCATATATACTTGTTGCTTGCACTACAGCTACTTTAGTAGTTTCAGGAGGCATATCTATAGTACTCCAATGTTTAGCAGATTCAACAGATTTATTATAATCCATCCATACATCAGGAACAATAAATTCTTGAGGTTTAATAATATTAATCCAATAAAGTAATCTATCCGTATCATATGCACTTCCTAACTCATGTAATGAGTTATCCATTATAATATATCTATCTTTAGCTTTAGCAGAAGTAAAGTAATCAGCATATTCTTTATGCAGATCACATAGATGAGGTAAACAATAATCACCATCAGTGTGCTCCTGTACTTTATCCATTATAGATAAAGGAGCTTCATGAAATATTTTTATTTTAGACATTTGATATAACTTTTATTTAAATATACGAAAAAAAATTTAGTAAGCCAAACTTATATAAAAGATCATGCTATCCCTCACAACTCACACATTCACTCAAACGTTGTAGATTGTCACCTCTTAATACACTTTCAGTACGAAGATAATATAATGTTTTAATTCCTAATTTATGAGCTTCTTTATGTACTTGACTAATCCATTTTGGAGTATCATTTGGATCAAAGCACAAATTTAATGAAATAGCCTGATCAACATATTTTTGACGAATTGCGTTTTGACGAACAATTTCTAATTGATTAATTTCTTTAAATGTTAAGAATACTTCTTTTTCTTCATCTGTTAAAATATAGTCAGGTAAACCTACTACTGATCCTTGATCTTTTAAAATTTGATCCCAAACACTATCAATATTATATCCTTTTTTCTCTAATAATTCTTCTAATATTTTATTACGTTTAATAAAAACACCCTTTGCTGTTTTTAAATTATAAACGTTTGCAGGAATTGGTTCAATTGAAGGCGATACACCTCCTGAAATGTGAGCGTTTGATACTGTAGGAGCAATTGCAATATGATGAGTATGTCTTAAACCTGTTCCTTTACACCATTCTGGTTCACCATAAAGTTCCGCTTGTTCCTTACTTGCTTTAATAGCTCCGTTATAGATAAAATCTGATATTATTCTTGTTTGTGAACTTGCTTGAATACCAACAAATGGTAAACCTTTTGATTGTAAATAAGTGTGCCATCCTAAAACACCGATTCCAATTGCTCTACCTTTAGTGGCAGAACGAACTGTGTTTTCCATGAATTTAATATTTTTAGCTCTATCAATAAATTCTTGTAATGCACCTTCTAGAAACCAACATGTTAGTTCAGGTAATGTCATTCCATTTTCAAATTTATAGTCTTTCCATTCATCCCAACGTGCTAAATTCAATGAAGATAAACAACAAATAAATGAATGTAATTCATCTGTATAAAGTGAAATTTCACTACAAATATTTGTCATTGAAACATGCAAGTTATTTTTCTTATATGCTTCAGGAGATGCGTTATTAACATTATCTTCAAACATAATATATGGTTCGCCTGTTTCCAAACGTGTTTTAAGTATTTCACCCCATAATTTTAATGCTTTAGGATCTCTATTGTCTAGATCTGTCATAAATTTATCATCAATTACTACACACTGATGCAGATTTAAACATTGGCGGTTCACATCTCCTTTTGGTCTGCGAATACTCATGAATTCTTCAATATCAGGATGATGTATGCTTAAGTTAACTGATGCTGCTCCTCTGCGAACTGAACCCTGATTAGTGGCTAAAATTGTTGAGTCATATATTTTACACCAAGGCACTACTCCTTCGCTTACACCGTTGTCTTTAATTGATTTACCGCGTCCTCTAATACGAGATACACCAATACCAACACCACCACCTTGAGATGATAAACGCATTAGTTCTGAATTAGCATCAGCAATTCCTTCAATACTATCGCCTACATCAATACCAAAACATGAAATAGGCATTCCACGTTCTGTACCCATATTTGATAGTACAGGTGATGCTAAACATAGCCAATTTTTAACAATTGCTTCGTAAAAGAATGGTTGTAAATCTTTACGTTTTAATCTACGAGCGGCAGCTTTACTTACTCGTTTAAAAGCATCAAATACATCTTCATCAGGTAATAAATAGCCTTTTGAAACCATGCTCACTACAATGTCGTCCATAAATTCGGGATAATTTTTTCCCTTAATCCAATTTGTTGTGTCTATTTGTATGCTCATAATTCTATATCTTTAACTTTTTCTATTGCTTGTGGAGGTATATTATTTAAAGTATAATATCCTTGTTTATAATTAGGATCAGTATATAATTTTAAATAATCTCCAGGAATCATATCTATCTTTATTTTTAGTATTGTCCAGTTTTTTATTCCTGTTTTTTGGTAAAACATTTCTCCTAAATTTTTTATATCTTTTAAATCTTTAGATAAATAAACTCTATCAGGATGATATGATGCTTTTGATCTTGATTTAGGTACTAATCCTATGCTTAATATTTTATCAGCATTTTGAGTTGGAGTAATATGATATAAAATAGAAGGAATATTTTCAACTACTTCTTCATCAAATTTAGCCTCAAATCTTAATTTAATTTCACCTTCTTTAAAATATTTTTTATCCCATTTACCAGTGTATTTTTCAGTTTCCATAAATGAAGGAAACCATCCTAAAGTATTTGCGTCTTTAATAATACCATTTAATAAAGCATTAACGTTTGTACTAAATGTTTTAATATAAAATGAATTTTTACTTCTAGTAAATATAAATTTTGATGAATATTTTTTTTCTAAAATATTTAATGTTTTACCAATATTATTGGTTTTAATTAAACCTTCTTGAAGATTTAATTCATATTCTTCTTTATATACTTCTAATAAAATTTTTAATAATTTCATAATTTAATTTTAAAATCTGTCGTCTGCTCCAGGAGCAATAATATGTTTTGGATCTTTTTCTCCAATGTAATTTAATATTTTCTCTTGTGGGATAACTTTAAAATGTACTCCTTTAATAGTTATTTCACCTCCATCTTTAAGAGTTTTCTTAAATAATGTTTCTTGTCTTTCGCTCCATTCATTGCTTAATGCAACTACTTCTGATTTCTCAGCTTGAGTACCATTGACATAAATAGTAACTCCTGATCTAATGGATTGTGGTTTTATCATAGTTTATTATATTTTTTTCTATTATCTGACATAGGAAGAGGTCTTGAGTTATCCCATCTTATAGTTCCTCCTTTACTTAAAGGAATTTTATGATCTACTTCCCAATACGTACCATAATTTTCCCATGTCATATTTTTATCAAATTGTTTTTCTAAATGTAACATAAATTCTTCTCTACTACAACCTATAAGATCTAAAGTTTTTTGACTTTTATATTCTTTTAACATTAATTTGTAAACTCTATTTCTTAAATTAAATATTACTCGTTGTTGTGGAGTGGATTTTCTTTTATATTCTCGTTGATATTGTTTCCAACCATCATTATTTTCTCTCCATTTATTATAATATTCTGCTCTAGCTTCTTTGTTTTGTTTATTGTAATTTTTACTTTCTTCTCCCCAACATGGTTTACATTTTGGTGAATAATTATTTCGAGATTTTCTCCAATAAAAATTTTCTATAGGTTGAATAGTTTGACATTTTGTGCATTTCTTTTCCATATGTTGTTTTATTATACATATTAAAAATGGACAAATAGTTGACTCTTTTTATAAATCATCCCAATTCGCTGTTGATTTAGCATATGAAGTAGGTCTTTGAGCAAAAAAGTCTTGGTGTTCAACCCCATTAGTTAAATGTCCAAACCATTCTATTTGCTTAAGTAATGATGGATCTATATCATTGTATATTCCACTATATCCTAGTTCTACTAGTTTTTCGTTTGCTCTTGCTTTAATGAAGTTTTTTAATTGGTCTTTAGTTAAGCCCTCAATGTTACCCATCTCAAATGCTTTTTCGATAAAATCTAACTCTAATTGAATTGATAATTCACATGCTTCTACAACTTTACTTCTTAATTCTGGGGTATCTAGTTCTGGTTGCTCTTGAAGTAATGTTCTAAATAACCAGCATCCTGCTTTTGAATGTAAAGATTCATCTCGAACACTCCAAGCGACAATCTGACCTGTACCTTTCATTAAGTTTCTTAATTGAAAAGACATTAAAATAGCAAATGAAGAAAACAAATTTACCCCCTCAGTAAATGCTGAAAATACAGCTAATGAAATTGCTTGTTCTTCTATTGTATCACCGGGCATTTCAATTAGACGATCTATTTTGGCTTTAGATGTTTCATCTTCCATGAATGCTTTAAAATCATCTAAACCTAGTTCCTCATTCAAACGAGCATATGCTTCAGCATGGATACTTTCGAAATCAGCAAACGCACGAGCCATTGCTTGTATTTCAGGTTTTGGAAACCAAATTGATACTTTTGTTGACCAATAGTCATTTACATGGACTTCAGTTTGAGCAAATGATTTTAAAATATTACCAATCAGATTCTTTTCAGATTCTGTTAGTTTTAATTTCCAATCATTTAAATCAGATGCTAATGGTACCTCATCTGCTAACCAATGCGCTCTATGTTGATTTTTATAAAAATCGAATGCGTCTTGGTATTCGAAAGGTTTGTAATAAATTCTAGGTTCTGTTATAGGCATAAGTTATGTTTAATTATTTAATGAGAAGAATTGTTGTGCTAAATATTCTCTATCTAAATTGTCAAAATTGGTTCCATTTATTTTCTTAGTACTTTTCATTTCTATTTCTTCTTCATCTTCTGTTAGTTCACTTAGTATTTCAATATGTCCTGTAGATGTATCTACTTTTGCATTAAATGACATACCATCCATTCCATATCTGTTTTTCATAATATGAAATCTACCAGTTCCATTTACTTTATCTTTTTTCTGTCTTGATAAAGACATTGCTACATCTGCTATCATAATTTTATCATATGATCCAGCGGCTTTATCACCTTCAATAATATTATCTTTAGCACCGGCTCTATTTACTTGAGATACACTCCAAATTGGTAATTTTAATTCTCGTGCTAGACCTTTTGTGCTTATATAAATATCATCTATTTCGTCTTTACGTTCACGATTATTCTTTTTTGAACGAAGAAGATCAATATAATCAATAATAATCAAGTCAGGTTTGAAATCTAAATCAATACATTTTTTAATATGTGATTCTATAGTAGAAATTGTAGCTTTACCCATTGGATATTCTCGAACAATTAAGTTACCTGTTAGTCCCTCTATTGTTTCACCAATGTGACTTTTATGATGTTTTAATTTATCAACCTGTATTCCTGTAAATACAGCGTCATATCTTCTTCCTACATATCCTTCACCTAATTCAAGTGTATAATGGATAACATTATATCCTGATTGTACAGCACATGCTCCTAAAGCAATTAAACACCATGATTTGCCTCCACCCGGATTACCAAATATTAATCCTAAATCACCTTCACCTAATCCACCTTGTAATAATTCATTAAATGGAGCCCAAGGTGTTGGTATTGGTCTTCTATCATCTTCAGCATAACGAGATTCAACATCTTTATTATATTCATGGCCTATATTTTTATCTTGACCTGAACGTAAAGCGCTATCAACTAATGATCTAATTGAATCATAATCTCCGGCTTTTAATAAATCAACTGAATTTAGTAGTGCCTTTTTTAGTTGCTGATTTTTACAAAAATTAGTAAATTCTTCTTTGACATAAGTTAAATCACTTTCATCAGATGAACGATATGCTTCTTTTAATTGTTCTTTAATAGATAATTGTAGTACTTCATTTTCGACTCGTTTTAATTCTACTTTAAGAACATCCATTGTTGGATTACAATGATATTTTTGATAATAACTTTGTACTTGATTTATAATCCATTTATGTGCGCCATTACTAAAATGTTCATCTGTTAGTATGTCATTAACATTTTGTAAAAAGGGTTTGTCAGTTAATAAAGCTGATATGACTTTTGTTTGGAATCCGATTCCGTAGTTTTCTAAAGATTGTAATGTCACTTTTTATAACTTTTATTTGTTTATTACTTTATTATACCTGTCAACTAATGTCCAATTATCTCGTATCCAATAGTCTACGTTTTTTAAGACATTTCCTAATCCATCTTTATGATAAAATCTTAAAAATGTTTCAATATTTAACTCATATGGAGGCTCTTTAACTTCCTTTAATATATGTTCTTTTTCTTGCTTATCCAACATAGGGTTACTTAAATTCATAATCTTATAAGCTTTCCTTAAATTATCAAAATTTTCTAATGTTCTACAATATATGATGTGTTCTTTAAATTTTAAAGCACAAATGTCATAAATGTGATCCATAGTTAGCTCTTCTGAACCCATTACTTCTGGGAAGTATTTTTCTAATTTGTTTTGGCCTAACCCTTTAACACCACCCACCTTATCAGATTTATCTCCCATTAATGTCTTATATATAAGAAAATTAAAAGGATGAACTCCGTATTTTAATTTAACATCTTTGGGTGTAACAAATTCTTTTTCTACAGATCTATATATTGTAATATTTTCATCTACTAACTGAAGAAAATCATTATCAGCGGATACTAAGTATACTTTATTATTTTTTTCTTTAGTAAGTTCTTTACTTAAGAAAGCTATAATATCATCTGCTTCAACTCCATCTAGTGATAAAATTTTAACAGGTAAACACTGTAAATAATGAATTAGATGAATAATTTGATCTGTTTTAGATTCGTTTTCTTTTTCAACACTATCAAAAGAAGTTTTATTAACTCGATTGACATTCCTTCCAGATTTATATTCAGGTAGTAAGTTCTTCCTGTTTATAGAAGAACCTACCCCATCGAATATAATATAAATTGATGTTGGTTTTAGTTGTTTAACTAAAGATCCTAATGAACGTAAAAATCCACCTAAACCTCCTATATGTGTACCTTCCGTATTTATATAATTTAATACTGCAAAGTTTCTTAGAAATAGATTTAATCCATCTACTATTAGAATTCTTTCTCCAGTTTCTTCAGGGATTGGTACTATATCTTCTTTAATGTCATCAAGAAGTTTAAGTAAATCTTTATTGTTCATGTTTTTAATCTTCAGATTCTACAATGTCAGTGATATCTGCTTTTTCATTCCATTCACTGTTATCTTCAACAGTTTTATAATTTCCTTCTCCTAAAATACCAGCCCATTCATGTGAATGTTCTTTTTTATATTTAGTAACTTCTTTAGGATCATCAGGTATAAAACCATGTACTGTACTGATAACAGTATTTTTAGTAGTGATTCCATTTACATGGTTTTTATCACAAGCAACTTTGGTTCTTAAAGCAAATTCTACATCTTTACCATCTTTTTGTGCTTTAATCTTTGATGTTCCGCTATTAGTAACGTTACCAAAAGTTAAACATAATGAAGCATCATAATAGAATGTATTACCACCTTTATTAGTCATTCTTGGTTGTGAGAATACATTTTCAGCTGGTGCTACCCCTGTTTTATTAATGATTAAGAATGTATTTGTATATTTACTTTCTTCTTTTCTGGATAAAATAATTCGTTGATTAATAAAATTTCCAAATTGAGTTGAAATTGCTCCAGCATTCCACATTGGATTGTTTTTACCTTGTTCAATACTCATTCTGCAAGCAATAGATCCTACTGAGTCCCATAAAAATAACAAATCATATGGTAAATTACCTTTGTCTTGTTCATTTAAAAGATCAATAATAAAGTCAGCTACATCTTCAATTGAAGATAACTTACCTCTATCTTTATAAATAAAAAATCCATCATAATCAATAACATTACCTTTATCATCTTTTATTTCATTCATTTCAAAACCCATTGTTTTCCAATGTTCCCAACTATGTTTCATTTCAGTAATGATAAGAATAGGTAAAACACCCATCTTTTGAGCTGAGACTGCGGCTTCTATAGACGTGGTGGTTTTTCCAGTATTACTGGCACCACGTACTATATTGATATGACCCATAGCTATTCCAGGAATTGAAAGCGCTTCTTGCATTGCTGGAGAAAAAGGAATCCATTTTTGCTCTTTGAATTTTACATTTCCACCTAATGATTTCTTCTCTTTAAACTTATTTAAGTCAAATTTAGACTTGAGTTCTTTAGAGACTGCTTCCATTAACGAATCTTTATCGTTTGATTTAGCCATTTTTAATTAATTTTAGATTTTAGTCTTCTTCAAATAAAGCATCAAACTTGTCTGCTTTTGAGGTTTTAGTTACTTTAGGAGCGGTTTTAGAAACTACTTTTGGTTTTTCTTCTTCCCAAGGTAAATCATTATCCTCTTCTTTTACTTCTTCCTCTTCAATTTCTTCAGCTTCAGTTTCGCTTTCAGGATTTAACCAATTTTGAAGAGTTTCTTTCATTTTATCGAAAGTCATTTTATATGTAGCTTGAAGTTCTAAAACATCTGGTTGTTCTTCTAACCACTTTTCTATATCTGATTTGTTTGCACTTAGTGGAGATGTTTTTGGTTTGATACGAATTGATGATTTTAAACCTTGACGACCACCAATATCACCCATAACCGCTTCAACAGTGAAGTCACGTCCTTCATTCATATCTGTGTAGTCACCATAATCTTCATCATCAGCGATACCTAGTAATTGCATGTAAATTTCTTTACCAAATTCCCAAAGGCGAACACCTTTGTCTTCTTCACCCCTAACAATTACTGGAGCGAATATTCTCATTTTTGGTTCTAATTTTTTAGATAATTTCCAATTTTCTTTATCGTTTGTTTTTTGCAATTGTTTTGCAAATTCTACAATTGGATCTTTTTCACCCCAGTTTGTAAGAGCATACATTGGAAATTTAGACATACCATAGTGTAAAAACACTTCTTTAAATGGATTGTTTTTGTCTAATTTGGATGGTACAATTCTAATTTGATATTTACCTTCTTGTTTTGGTTTCCATAGATATTTTGAATAATCTATTTTTTCTTTTTTTTGCCCGGATGTCTGTAAGGCACTCAGTTTGTTTTTGATTGAATTTAAATCCATCTTTATTTATTTTTATTGGTTACTATTTAAATATACTACTTATTTTTTGTAGGCCAAATTTAGCTTATAAAGCTCATGAATGCCTTTTATTTGTAGTGTTATACTAGTTATTTGTTATAAATATACGAAATTTATCTTTTAAAACCAAATTTATTTTTAAAAACTTAAAGTTTTATCATAGTTCTACAATTTTAAATATCTTAGTATTCAGTTGCTTTATGTCTCCTTGTTGAGTAAGTAAAATACAGTTTTTATAATTTTGCCAATTTATTCTATATGTAGCGTCAACTACTCCATTATTTAATTTTCTAATTAAATCGTTAAGAGCATTAATTGTATATAGAGTGTTTGATTCTTTTTTACGGTGTACTAAAATAGTATTTTGAGGAATGCTGTCAATATTTCCTTGTTCTACATTATATGTTATAACATATTCGTTTGTAGATTTGATAAATAGTACAAACATTTTTTTGTACATTATATCATATGTCGATGATAAATTATATACTAATTCATCTATTAAGTCTTGCTGAGTGAAAGTAGCAAATAGTCTATTATTCATAAAATCAGTTTCTGTTGTAAAGTCATACTGATTATACATATCTAACGAGGGTTCAAATGTAATTTGTGTCATATAGTTATCATGCTTCCATAGTTGAAGCCTTTGGTTAATTTAATTTTTAAATTATGTTTTGTAAATATTTCTTTAATTTGTTCTAATAAGTTTTCGTCTTCATTATAATCTATAAGTATAGAATCATAAACATATAAAACTACTTGTGTTTGTTTTTTTCTAGTTAATTTAATAACCTCCCATAATATCTCCACGTTAAAATAAGTTTCTGCTCCTTGAATAAGGTAGCTTAATAACTTGTTAGGATTCATATTTTTTAAAACATTTTGTTTAAACACAACTCCTGATAATGATGTATATTTACCAGTTGTTTGAAATTCTTCCCATATGTTTTCTAAGTACTCAGATAGTTTACTAAAAAACAACACATCTTTATATTTATCTTGAATTCCACCATACATTTGTTTTATAAATTCTACTTTAGCTTCTTTAATATCAATATTAACTTCTCTGGCAAAATATTCATACGGTGTTTCATCTTTAAAATCAAATCCAATTAATTTACCTACTATTGTAGGATGATAAGCAGTTATATCAATTTCAATAAAATAATCATTTTCAGGTATAAATGCTTTTCTACATCCATCTGTTTTATTTAAGGCCGAAAAATTGACACCATTAAAACTATCGGAAGGCCTTCTGGTTGTAGTATGTAAATTATATTGGGTATGTATTTTGTTATTAAATATTGAATGTGATTCATTGTGGAGTTTAAAAAATTCATCAAAAACATTTTTATTTATTTTAAGACCGTTTTTTTCTATAATAAAAAATATATTAGATAATCTGTTATAGAATTTCCAATTATCTGGGATAGTACAGTATTTTTTTACTTCATCAAATATTAATTCACACTTCTCATAATGTTTGACTAAAGGTATAACAGTGTTAATATTGGGTTTGTCTTCGTATTTAAAATAAAAAAACTTATGTGTTTGAGTAGTAATGTCAATTTCTTTATCTAAATTAAACGAAATATCTATTATATTTGGCGCAGGAAAATGAAATATAAACGCTTTTCTGTCTCTAACATATACTTCATCATAAGTTAAAAGTAAATCGTTTATATGCGATTTATGTAAAGATAATGATTCACTATGGGAAATACATAACATGTAACCTTTATCACCACACAGTGGTTTTAAATATAATAAAGATATATCATTTAAGATAGGATGAACATTATCATTAAAGTATATAGGTTCTACAAAGATTTTTTTATAGTTTTTTTCAAAAAGTTCATTTAGTTGCTCAGTAGTTTCTACTATGTAAAAAGCCATAACCTTGATTTTAAAATAAATATACTAAAAACTTTTACAGTTTCCAATATTTAGTAAAATCTTTTTTTAAATATTCTGAAAGCATGGGAAGAATTAATTGCTGTGAAGTTAATTCTGTTATGTTTTTATTAACTGTAAAAACTTGTTCTCTGTTACCTGTTAGTTTCCAAGACAAATTAAATGGAAAATACAATTGATATTGTATTGTGGGATCTTGACTTATTAATTGATTGTATGTGTCTTTACTAATTTCTATATATAGAATTTCATTAGTTTTTTTACAAAAATATCTTCGATATTCCCCAACGTTATAATCTTGTGGTGTAGGAATATTTACAGAATATTGTGGAGGTATAGCTGGGGCGAGAGGTTTAATTAGATCTATATATACTTCATTATTGTCATCTGTTTGGTTATAATATGAGTTTACTAAGGTTGATGTTAATGTACCCAAACTATCAGATAACGGAATTATTTCTTGAGTTGGTTTATCTTGAGGAGTTTTTCCAGTATAGTATTTTCCAGTTGATGTTTTCCAATAATTACCAAAATATGGCAATTGTGTACTCACATATATAAATTCACCTTCATTAGCGAATAAATTTGTTGATATTTGAGATAAAGGAAAATACATTATTTGAAAAATTTATTTAGAGGAGTATTTCTAGTTGTATCAGAATTATATTTTATTAGGTCTTTTAGTAAATCTTTTATATATTTTTCAGTATTGTTTTCATTTGGTGGAGCGTAAGTATAGACAAATTGAGCTACAGTTGGAGAATTTCCTGCTTTATATGGAGAACCTCCATTATTTTTTTTAATCAAAGTTGTGTTACCCACCGTAACAGGCATATTACCTCGAGCCCATGCTCGTATCTTAGTTTCTATTAATGCTTTGACACCAGATTCAGCTGTTGGAAAAGCAGCAAATCTATTTTTTTTACCATATGGATTTTTTTCTAGAGTTACGCCTGGAGCAACTATTTGTAAATTACGACTATAATCTAAATTACCTGGGTTATTATTTCTGTATGACCTACTACCCACACCCCCATTAGCTGTTGCTGACCAGCCTTCTTTAGTTCCTATAGCATATGCAAATATAAATTCAATTGAATTTTCAGAGTATCCAGCATCTAGAATTACTTGTTTCAATGATGGGTTTCCTTTTTTAATAAGACTATCTAACCCCTGTGAAAATCCAGCGTATGTTATTTCGGCTATGTCGTTTTTAAAATTGGTAGGGCCTAAAGGATATATATTTGGTCGTATCATGAGTGTGTACTATCTTGAGATATACAGTATGAATCTATATGGGTAGTCCATTTATTATTTTCTATTCTATGTTCAAGATTTTTAATCAAGAATTTTACAGTTTCAGGATAATTTGATGGTAAATATTTAGTATCTATATTGAATCTACTATTTATTCTCATTCCTGATAAACCATCCATTGTTAAAGACAAATTAAAAGGAATAAATCCAGTTAATGGTTTGAAACTACTGGTGCTCGATATTGCTTCAAATTGAATTTTTTTAGTTATAAAACTATTTAAAGATTCTCTGTATGTGTTTGCTTGTTCTTCATTAAATTTGAAGTTTGCTAAATCAATAATGTAATCTCTATAAGCTTTATAAGCAGGACCAAATATTTGTAGCAGTTTGAAAAAAATATTACCTCCTGGTCCGAAACCAAGACCAAAACCCCCACTAGAACTACTTCCACTTGCGGGAAGACTGATTGATTCTTTGTATCTATCTCTTAAACCTCTATTTAGTCTAGATAAAGCAGTAGAATTTTCTCCAACTACTTCACTATTAGCAGTTGCTCCTACTGTAATCATTGTTGAAAAAGCGGGGGTAATTTCTGTTTTAAATGAAAATTCTTTTATAAAACCAGCGTTCACCCCAGTCTCAGTTGCTGTGTATCCATATAAATAAAACATGGCGTAATCAGCATAAATTGTGTATTTTTTATTTTTTAAGTAATCAAGAACTCCATTTATATCTGGGAGTGGATTTTTGTCAATAATTTTTATAGTGGTAGTATCTTCTTCTATAAAAATATCTAAATCATTAACTCCACCTAAATTTCTACTAACATCTGCTAATATTTCTTTTAAAAAATCTACTAGTACTACCTTTTGAGTTGTTTTATCTTTTAATGATTCCATTTTTAATAAAACATATTTCATATTAAGATATATATTCATTATTTTACCATATTGAATACCTAAATCACTTTCAAAAGGTTCAGTTCTTGGATTTAATTTACCAGGACCGGCTTTTACTCCGTTAGCTCTTCCTAACTCAACTGTTACTATGTTACCATTTTCATCATTTATTGTTACATCTCGTCTTACCACACATACAGAAGGATCCACACTTATTTGAAGAGGATCAACATACATTAAGTTAGATTCAACATCATAATCAAAATTTAATATTGGATTTTTGTTATTACCTACTGTAGCTACATACATGTAATTTTTTTCTAACCATTCAAGAAACGCTCCTAGTCTAACATAATAAAATGGTTCACCTTGCGAACCATTATATGTTGAAAAAAAAGTATCAGTTGTTTTTGAATTAGGTATAATTATAGATCCTCTAGAAGTTGATGTAGAAGGCGTATTGGTTGGTGAGGTATACGCTAAACCCGAAACTATAGCAGTAGGATTTGCTCCGTATGCCTGCACAAATGTATTGCTGTCTATATTTGCTTTTTGTAGACTATAAAAATATCTTCCTATTTCGTGTCTCTCAGAAAATAAAGTAAGTAATTCAGGAGAAGCTAAATCTTCTATTGGTTTAGAATTAACAAGAGAACCACTTGAATTTACTCCTTGATATAACGCATTTATTTTAAATGATTCAACTACATCACCAATACTGACTAAATCTAAAGTTATATCATAACTACCATCAGGCATAAATGACCAATGAAAATTACTTACTTTAGCAAACATAGCATCATAATTCCCATTGGATATTTTTCGTTGTTCTTCTATTTTTCTAAGAAATTCACTATATGTTCTTAACCCTACTATAAAAGGAATAGCTAAACTATCATTGGGGTTTGTAATTAATTCTCCTTTATTATTGTAATACATTGAATGTCCCCATTCTAGTAGTACTGAGAAACCTAATCTAAGATATAATAAATCTATTATGTCAAATTGAGTTTTGTTAAATGCTTTTATTTTAACAGATCCTCTTCTAATTGAACCTCGATTTTCATATCTAACATTAGCAGATTGAATTCCCATCATTGGTCTATAACCAAAGTCGGTACCTCCAATTCCGTATGCTGCTTCTTCTCCAAAAACATCATTTGTTGAACTCAATCCGTATCTAAATTGATATTCTTGTCCTTCAGTTCCATTAAACAAGATAAATTTTCTAGCTAATTCATTATCTTGTATGCCTGGTATGTTTTTTAAAGAAGGAGTATTAATTAAATTTTGATCTACAATATTAACAGAAGAAACTAATTTAACCCATGATGTATTTGCATTTAAATAAACTATCTCTTCAGATGTACGAGATACGCCGGAAGCATATCCTGAACCGTAAATCTTTTGTCTTTGTTTGACTTGTTCTGTTATTTCTTGTGGGAATCCTTCACCTAATACATTCATTTTTAACTATTTAATATTTTATAACTATTTAATACTTCAGCGTAATTAGCTGGAATTCGTATCTGTTGACCTTCAGGTATAACTAATGAATTTTGTGATAAATCTGATGGTAAGGAAGTACCCGCTACTGCTGTATTTGCTATGGATATTATCCACCATAACGATTGATCTCCATAATATCGATTAGCTAACACATCAAATCTATCTCCTTGTGAGGTATAAACATATACATCGTTATCAGATAATGGAATTTCGGGGTATTTAGTTGTTTGATACACCGGTTTATTATCTATTTTAGTGATAGGTATAGATTGATATCTATTCATCGTAATTGTTATTGACTGCTTTTAAAGCTATATATCTTTCTTGACCATATCCGTTTACTGTGCCATTTTCGTCAAAATTTAGTTCTTGTAATTTTGGTACAAATTCATGAATTGGTATAAAATTAAAACCAGTTACTTTAATTAGGTGTGGTAATTCTTTAACTGTGTCATCACTTCCTGCTTCGGCTTCATCATTTATTCCTATTTCCCAAGTTGAATTATCGTCATTCATTTGATAACTAAAACCAGTTATAACGCCAGGTTGGTTATAAAAATATCCACCTACAGTTAGTCTAGCTATATTTCCTTGCATGTATCCATTTTCGCTATAGTTTGGAGCACATATTGATGCTAAATAATTAAGTTTTTTATACATAGGAATTAATTCGGCTTTTGATTGAGCTGCTACTGTCCAAGATAATGAAACTTTTCTGTCAAATCCATTGTAAGTATAAAAATTTTCACCTCTTCCTATATATTTTGTTGGATTCCAATCTGATGAAAATGTGTCGTTGATTTGATCTAAAAAAGCTCTAAAATGAATATTATTAACTTGATTTGTTTTTGTATCAATAACACTAATAGCGAACTTAACTAAATCATTTTTATCACCACCAAAAGTAGCTTGCCCGCTTAATCCTGCCCCACCATTATTTGCTGTACTTGAATATATCGGAAGATAATTTATTTTATCATACGTTCCCAGGGATGCTGCTCCATATAGTGGATCTCCTTCTACAAAACCCCCCGCAGTGTACGAAACTATACCCCTAATTCCAGTTCCTGGGTCTCCTATGTTTACTCTTAAAGCTATATTTTTTTTATCATAGTTTGGAGCTTTAGCTATTTTATTATCTTGTATATTTCTTAATATTGTTCTAAAATCTCTAGGGTAAGCAGAGTCTAAATTTTTTCCAACATAAAATGATTCAGTTGCGGCTAAATTACTAGTTATAGCTCTTAAATCAGTTTGGGTATATACGTTTTTTAACGACCCCCTAAAATCAAACTTACCATCTGATCCAGTATCTGGGTAAACTTTATTTTCAAGATATGGAGAAGTGACACTTATTAAAGAATCATTAGTCAATGAACCTGTAGGGATACCATAATATCCGCTGGCTCCAGTAAACCGTATCGTGTTTACAATTAGGTCTGTGGGTATAGGTTTGTATTCTCCTGCTAATGTTAGATAATCTGTTTGTACATGATTTATAGTAGAAGCGTCATTTTTTAAAAGAATACTATTAACACCGGTCCTTAATTGAGCACCAAAGTTGTCAGTAGCAAATCTAATGTTTGTTCTACCTATACCTAAATCAGATCCAGGACCTCCACCATATGATAAAACATTTGTTTCATTGGGAGAATCAGATATAATTAAATCACTATATAGACCTAATGTTCTATTTGGTTTTTTAATAATAGTCTCATTAACAACCGGAATAGCATCTAATCTGTTTTCTGTTTCTTCTATTGGTGAATTAGAAGCATTACGAGTTATAGTAGAAATAAGAGATCCGGTTGCAGATGTATTGCTTTTTCTAGCAGCGTCCCAATATTGATTTGGGGTGTATGTTCCTTTTAAACCGAGTCCTGCAAACGGATTTATACCTTGTTTATTTAAATGTCCTCCAAAAGCATTGACTCCAACTTGAGATAATGTACTTAAAGGAGTATAAACTCCTTCGTTTAAAATACCACTAGCTTGAGTACGAACCGCAGTTCTAGAAAGTAAATTTTGTTTTGCTATAAATAAAAACCCACTGGGGTTTTTAAAATCAGTGAAGTATTTTCCTAATCTTATAACATCTGTTGCAGAGTCAGTGACTGCTTTTGATCCTCCTCTAAGGATAAAATCTTCATTTAAAAAACCAAATTCACCTATTTGTTCAGGAATTGATTTTTTAATATAAGGTTCATTTGATGAATCTCCACTAATTCTATCATGTCCAAATTTATTGTTTTTTAAATTGGTTGTAAGATTAATTAATGGCATGCTTTAAAGAGTATATGGAGTTATAAAATCCGTGTATGTGTTTTTGGGATTGAACATTTGTTCAAATTTAAGTGATGCGGATGATGGTGCGGCAAAATATCCTCTAATAGCAGATGTATGATTTGTATTTGCGGGATATACAGTTGGGTCATTTAATGATTTATAAGGTATACCACCATTTACTCCTGGGTCTTCAACATCTAAATTAGTGATATTTAGAGTATTAGTTAATCCAGTAGTTGTAAGTGAAGGTAAATTACTTAAATAAGTATTATTAGCATTATATATTTGATCAAAATTAACTGGAGGTCCACCTGGATTAGCAGTCACAGTAGGAGTACCAGTAGTAGTAGCTGGGTAAACAGTTACTAAATCTGGGTCAAGAATGTTTAATTGTGCTTGACTATTATTATATAATATCAGTAATCCCATTACTGAGGTAGATAGTTAAGATAAGGTAATAAACCAGGTACGTTTGGAATTTGCCCATTTAAATCCAACTGTGATGGTTGAGGTAAAATATTATTTACACCATCATTATACTGTTGAAAAGCTGAATTTACAACAGTAAAATCAGATCCATCTAATGAGTATCCGGGTTGATTACCATCAGCATGTAATTTAGATAATGTTGTAGCTCCTGGGTTAGTAGCTGGGGTGGTTCCATTTCCATATGAATATGGAGAACCGGCGGTAGTTAAAAGTGTTAATAGTCCCATTGTTTATTTTTATTATAAATATATTATTTGTTAAGCTTTAACAGCTTTTCGATTAAAATTAGTGTTAAAGGTTGTTGGGTATTGAGCCACAGCCGCTGCTAATTTTTGGCCATCAACATCTATACCAACATGAATTGGTCTGTTGTTTAAATTATTAATAGCTAAAATAAGTGCTTCTATTTTATTTATAAGAATTGAATTGTCTTGTTGTTGAGAATTTTCTTTTCCTCCCAAATTAGTACCAGCTATTATTTTTTCACCATTAAAAAATCCTGTGTCTTTAGGACTTAATTGAACACTACCAAATCCTCCGGTTACTACAGGACCTTCACTATAATCTATCTCACCATCCTTCATAGAACTTAAATAAGCATAAGCTGCCGCCCCGGCGGCTAAACCTATAGCAGCTGTTACTCCAAATGAAGCAGCTCCAGAACCGGTCATCTTAGCAACAGCAGTTTGTATTTCAAATGCTTTTATTTGAGCCGCTATTATCAAATCCTGTGCTCTTAAAGCTAAAGATCTTGTTTGCAATAATGTTGTAGCAAGAGTAATGGCTTTAATTGTAGTAAAAGCTACCAAAGTTGAAGCTATTAGTTTTTGCCATGTTGTTAATTGTTCTGTTCCTCCTTTAAAAATACTAACTATAGATCCCACAACCCCACTAACAGTAGACAATACTGGTAGTAAAATATCGACAAATGGTGAAACAATTTGTAAAACTGGTTCAGCTATAGAAATAAATATTTCTTTGAGTTTTTCAATAGAAGCATTAAAACGTTCTTGGATAGATTGTTGTTTTAGTTGGCGAGCATATTCTTCATTACCTAACTCTGCAGCAATTTGAGTATCAGATAATCCTTGTTTTTTTAATCTATTATAAGCTTCAAGTCCTGTTTTATCTTTATCTCCTAATCTAGCTAATGCTTCTCTTTCAATTAATGATTTAGCTAAATCTTCTCTACTCATACCAACAGCTTTAGCTATAGCTTCTTGTTGAATACGATTCATTGCTGTAAACTCAGCACTACTTCTTACTTGTCTTAAAATTTCAGCTGAAGCTTCAGATACTTTTCCATTTAATGCTAATAACCTAGCACGTTCTAAATTTAAATCTCGACCTGTTAATAATTCAGCTGATAATTCATTAGAGATAGATGATTCAAAATCTAATAAACTTTCAGATATTCTATCTGCTTGTTCTAAATTAATACCAAACTGTTTAGCTCTAAAAGCGGCTTTAGCTAAATCTTCGGCTGTTCCACCGATTGATAATCTGATTGCTACTGAAGTATTGGCTACTTCTTTTAATAATTGTTTTTCATTTATTGTTAATTTATTTTGAGCATTTAGAGCAGCTGTTACGCCTAAGAAACTTTTAACATTATCCTTTAACGGTTTATCCATAGCTAAGGACATTTTTTGCATACCAATTAGTTCTTCATTGGTATAGCCTGCCATTTCTCTTAATTCAGTAAATGTTTTAAGATCTTCTTCATTTAATTTAGCATTAGAACCTAATGATTTACCTACAGCAACCATTGATTCTTGTAATGATCTTGCATTTAAAGCTATATTTCCTGAAAGATTACCTGTTTCTATAAGTTCTCCTCTTAAGTTAGCAGCTTCATTATATGTTAAATTAAAATCTTTAGCTAGATTTCCAGTAGCTTTATCTGCTTGTTTGAGTGCTTCAAGAAATTCAAATATAAGATATAGAGGTCCAAATGCTTTAGCTAAGGCAGGACCTAATGATTTAAGACCAACCATTAATGGGGTTGAAGCTCCAGCTACTGCATTTGTTATACCTAAAGCTTTAGCTCTTAAGGCAGCGCTAGTTCCAGAAAGAGTACCTAATTTTCCTTGTTTATCAGTTATCCCTAACTGTTTAGCAAATTCAGCTGTTAATCCTTTTCCTGTTTTTAAACTTTCTAATTGAGCTTTAGTTATGCCCTTAACATTACCAAATATAAGTTGATTTTTAGTAGCTACTTTTTCAGTAGCCTCCGCTGCTTCTTTAAATGGTCCTGAGAATCTACTTAATCCTGGTATTTTATTTATAATGTCTGAGAATGCTCCAAACATTTTGGTGCCAATGTATTCATTAATAGGTTTAAGCTCCTCTTTAAGTTTTTTAGTATTATCTACTATTTCTTGAGATTTAGATATTAATTCATCATAGTTATCTATTAATAATAATAATTGAATTTTTTCAGCTCTAGTGGCAATAGATAGTCTAGAAGCTATCACTTCTCTTTGACGAGTTAAACCAACTATTTCTTTTTGAACTTGTTGAAGTTTAGATTCAAGTTGTAATCTTTCTTTATAAGAAGATAAAGACTGTTTACTAGCTTTTGCTAATTCGTCTGTTAAATTTTTAACATTAGAGATAAAAGGTTTAAATCCTTTAGCTGTGTCTCCAGTTAATTTAGATAATAGTTTAGCATTATTTTTAATTTGTTCTTGTAGAGTTTCAAATGCTATTTTTAACTCAGCAGCAGTTTGACCTAAATTTTCTAAATCCATTGTCTAAATAATTGTTTATTATAAATATGAATTATTTATAATTTGTTTTAAGTTTAGCGGCTGGTGAAATAGGTTTAGGAACACTATTCCATGCTTCTTTATTAACATTACCTGAAGAATCTATCAATGTAGATTTATTTCCTGTTTTAGATTGAGCATTTTCATGTGCTTCATTTTCTTTTTGGTAATGCTCTTTTATCTTATTAAATGTAAATTGACGTAACCATCTAGGCATATTGTAGACTGTATGCCAGTCATATCCACCCTTACCATGGAATACTATTTCATGGATTTGGGTAAATAGATTAGCACGGGCGGTGGGGGCGGTTTTTGGGGTTATGTTAAATAAATTTAATCCCAACGGAACATTAATTATTTTATTTTGCATCATCAGTAAATTTAAATGTATATCCTTTAATTTGTTTATATATTCCTTTACATACTTTTATAATTGAGGCCGATGGAATATTTAAATTTTTTGAAGCTTGATTAGCACTTTTATACGTGGTATTAGTTTCTAAACATATGATTGAGTATTTAAATCTACTTTGACTCATATTATCAATATGTTCTTGAGAAAATTTTATACCTAATCTTGCTTCGCTGATGTTTTTGTTGTGTTTTTGAGTATTTTTAACTCCTAATGAAGATTTAGATATTTTATCTTTAGATAATTGACTCAATTTAGCCCCCAACCTATTTTTATTATCTTTATTTCTACTTATTCCTTTATTAGCTTTTGATATTTTCTCTTTAGTTTTTTCAGATTTAGGTCCACCTCCACCATCATAAATTTCACAAAATAAGACTTTTTCCCAACCAAATTTGTTTACGATTTGTTGTTTATAATATATTTCCTTTTCGTTTAATTGTTCAATAGAGCATTCCTCAATAATTTCAAAAATATGATTTTTAAAACCATATTTTAAAATAGATCGATATATTTTGGGTTGTTTTTTACAATCAAGTAACCTATAATGTATCCATCTTTTTTCAATATTAACGCTCTGCCCTATATAAATTTTATTGCTAGGAGAAATAATTTTATATATACCTACCATTTATTAAAAATCAGGCCAGAAGAAACGAACTGATATAGGGATATCTGTAGCACTGCCATTTTCAGTAGTAAAAGTCAGATCAATGTCTGGTTGTGTTTCTTTTATGTGATTTCTTAGTTCTCGTGAGTCTCGGGCTAGTAAGTATTTATCTACAAACTCTCGAATTGTTTTAGTTTCTCGATCTCCGTTTACTGATGTTATGATATATTTTAAACGAGTAGATAATTCAGGTGCTGAATTTGGGCTTAATTTTTTTAATCCTTCTAATTCATTTTGAATTTTTTGTTCATCACCATGAGTTAATATTTTGTATGTGATATTAACACCAGTACTAGGTAATGTATAATCAAATTCATTTACTCCTTTAGTTTTAGCAGTAAAGGGTTTATTATCTAATTTTGATAAGTCAACTGTATAATCTTCTCCTCTATATTCAAATGTGTAATCTTTACCATATCCTAAAATACGAGCTGCCACCATAATTGCGTTTTTATCGCCGACAATTAAATCGTTATAGTCTATCTTGCTAACAATGAGTGCTTGCAGTAACTTGTCTAAAACTGTGCCTTTCTGGATATATGTTTGATTGGTTAAGATATCTTCATGTTGAGCAGTCATATATCTCATTTCAATTTTACCTTGAGATAAAGGATTGGTTTCAGGATATATTAATCCTTGAGATGGTAATTCGATTATTTCCGTTGGGAAATCGTGTTTTACTTGGTCCATAGATTTTATTTAGTAACGTTTATTTGAATATAAATATAATGAAAATAAAGGAGCTCACCAAGTTTAGGTGAGCTCTTTTTTAAGCGTTTCTATTATTTGTTGAGGATTATTATTAATATCAGTTTCCCAAAATCTAAGTAATTTAAAACCGTTGTCTTTAGCCCATTGATTTTTTTGTTGGTCACGTTTAAGATTTTTTTCTTGGGTCTTACATATAGGTCCTTCTGGGTATTTGTTTGGGTTGCAGTGGTAGAAGTCTCCGTCTATTTCAATTAACGTGTTATAGTTAGGTAAGTAAAAATCATAAAATGCTTTTATTTCTTTAACATAATATGAATGGGTATTTTCAATATTTTGTTCAAGTAATATATTTTGGAATGTTGTTTCTAATTTGGAAGTATGTATTTTATCTTCTTTTATGATTCGTTTCATTGCTGAGTCGCTCATTTTTTGTTTAGTTTCTTTTGATTGTATCCGACCTATACCAAACCCTTTAGGTTTAGGTTTGGGGATACCTTTGGCTCCTTTAGATATTTTTTTACCTAAATCCGGTTGTTTTCTATTTTCTTTTACTGCTTTCTTTATGTAATCATACTCACCTGATGTAAATTTTTGTTTGCGGGTTGATATGATTTTTTCTACTCGTTTTGGGTCGTTCCAATCACCCCAATGTCCTTCTTTTCGAGAATGATGACCTACTATAAATTTAAAAAAATCTCCATTTTCAGGAGAATATTTAGTTTTTTCACTACAACCACATTCACATAATGGATTTACCCCATTATACTTAACTTGAATAAGATATTCGGGAAATTTAAGTTTATGATAAAAAGAAGTATGTTTACTTAACTTCTGCTGTTTATCAGTTTCATAATTACAAAGTTGACATTTAAGCATAAAGAATCCTCCTCATTTATTATAAATATACGAGGAGGATTTAAGATTGGTCTGGATTGTTGCTTTTTTAACTAGAAGTTTAAAATTGCGTAATCAAGTCCCAGATTTACTGTTATTTCTTGAGCAGTTGCATCATTATCCCAATCGTAGTCACCAAAACTAGTTGATTTAATAAATGCTCCTTTAATAATCCACTCACTAACAATATCACCTACTGGACCTAAGATATTGATAGTTACATCTTTTTTATAAAAATCTGAATAACCATCTCTACCTGTAACAGATTCATGATGTAAACGTACCCATTCCATTACGGCTTGAGCACCTGATGGAGTGATAGGATCAAATAATGTCATTTCAATATCTGCCCATTTAGCTCTACCTTTGATTTTACGGTAAACATTAATATGGTTTAATTTAATTTCGTCCATATCTACGCTTACTTGGCCTACTTTTTTAATAGTATAGGCGGGGATTCCATCTACATACATAATGAAACGGTTTTTAACTTTCGGTTCAAATGCTGTGAAAAATATTTCGTTTGGATCTAATACTGCCATTTTGTTTTATATTTTATTTTGTTATAAATATATGTGTTTTAAAAAATTATCCCGGGAAAGTAGCTCCAGTTGCTGTCACATTAAAGTCTAAGTAAATGAATTCAGCTGTTTTAGTAGGCTGTAGATAAATCTGACCTATTAATTCATTTCTATCAATCACGTCTGGGGTATTATTTGTGTCATCCATGATTACTCTAAAAGCATACAATCCTTGTCTTTGTTGAACACTTGTTAAATACGGATTAACTTGACTTAGGAATTGATTTCTTGTAGCAATTGTATTTTGTTCAAATACTAAATTATTAGCGATTTGAGAAATATACGATTTAAGAGCAATTAGCAATCTTCTAACATTCACACGATCAAGAGCTGATGCTTGAGTTTGTAATGTTTTCTGACCGTATACTACAATACCTTGACCTGGAAATGTAGCTATTGGATTTATTTTTCCGTTATATAAAGTATCACGATTTGTTTGAGCTAACTTTTGTTCTGCTCTTACTACTGTAGATAAACCACCTCTGTTAATACCAGCTGGTGCAAACCAAGGCTCAGATACTGAATCGTTATAAGCATATACTCCACCAATCATTGTTGAGGCCGGTACCCAAACTAATTCGCCTGAAGCTGGATCTACTACTTGACACCACGGCCAATATTCTGTAGCATATGATGTGTTACGAGTAGATGCTTGACTTACTACAGTAGATATTTGTTCACCATATCCAACTGGGTCTAATACATATATGTTATCTCCTCTATCTTGAGTATTATTAATAATTGTTGAGACTTGTTGAGCATAGTCAGCATCATATAACCCTGGGGTTAATAATATATTAAAACGATAATCATCTTTATTAGATAATAAATTAATCATGTTATCATAATTGGCCCCAACAAGACCTTGAGTATTAGAACTATTAATATTATGGTAAAAATTAGCTCCACCCTTAATATTTCCAACTGCACTACCAAATGTTCCACTAGCATTAACTGGGATAGATGCTGAATAAGCCGCTACAGATAGGTTTCCTACACTATTTAAATAATTAGGAGTTGTATAATTGATTTGTTTAACTCTAACATATTTTGATTTATTAGAGAAAGTTCCATCATATATAATCTGATTATTTACTGAGTCATATGCTTCTCTCATGTCTCCAATTACTCTAGAAATATAATTATTAGAGTTAGGATCTAAATTTAAATTAGTCCAAGTTTCTAATATCACAGGTTGAAGAATATTATCATCTCCTCTACGAATTAATAAATCAAAAGTTCCAGATGATGTATTTGCGTTCACAATTTGCCATCTAACATTATCTTTAGAACCGCTTGGTAAAATATTATTAGAAATTTCAGTTGAAGTGCTATTTACTATAATTCCTTTTGAAAGAGTTTCTAAAACAAAAGCTGTAGATGTAGTACTTGGTGTAGCTCCACCTAATGTAGCTGCCAATCCTCCAGCATCTCCAATATAGCTAGATGTATATAATGTAACCCCATTAATTGCTGTGTTTCCAGCTGAACCAGATAAAATCAATGTTGACCCTGCTGTACTAGCTGACACATATGGTTGAAGTTCTGTCCAGTTGTTTATAGCTGTAGCTAATCCTCCCACCCAGTTAGATCCTGTACTAAAATAAGCATAATCTAAAGCATTATTATAAGAAGTACTATTTCCCCATCCTGAGAAATACCATGTATTACTTCCAACGGAAATATATGCTCCTTGATATATTGAACCAGTATTAGCCGCAGTAAAGGTATATGATCCGGTAGCTGGAGCTCCACTTGTATTAACTATATTATTAGTGATAGCTGAGCTAGAAGCGGCTGTGTAGGATCCTGAGACTGTTCTTGCTACTAATAGAGATTGACCTCCATTTGTGAAATAATTATAAGCCGCAATAGATGTGAAATACGTGTATGTTTTTAAATTTGTAGCACTTCCGCTTGTAAATGTTGTGCCAAATTTATTAACATATTCACTATATGTAGTGACAACTGTTGGAACTTCTACAGGACCTTTAACAGTTGGACCTATAATTGCTGCTCCTACTGTTACGGGTCTACTAGATACAAAAGATGAATCGTTTTCTCTTGGTAAAACGCCTGGTGAGATTAAAGTTTCTGCCATTTTTTATTTTGTTTAATTTTGTTATAAATATGGTGAAACGATTTAAAAATACTAGTTACTTACAATTTCTCCCTTTTCAAGATTGATTGTTCCATCCCCATATTTTTTCTGTAGATTTTCACCTACTGTGTTTTCTTCTTGACGTAATTTTTTTAATTCTTCTTTAAGTAATTCTTTTTGTAAATTAAATTCTTGAATTTTTATTTCAAGTATACCAAATTGTTCTATCAATTGAAATCTTTCTTCTTGAATTGATTTTAATGAACTAATTTCTTCTGATGTTAAAACTTTTACTTCCATAAATTTTATTAATTATTGTTTATATTATTTACTACTTGCTCAGAGATAGCTATCTCTACTACATCTGGGATTTGTTTAGGGATTGTTGTATCTTTTTGTATTAAGTCTGGAATGATATGACCGTTCATTTTAATAGAAAAAGTACTACTTACTGTTCTCTCTTCTTTATCTGCTAACTCAGTTTTAATAGCAAATGAATCAATCATAGCCCTAAATTGAAAACGTGATGGATCACCCCAATATGAATCAGAAGCATATTCAATTGCTTCAACAATCTTATTTAATTGATCCATATAGTATGTATTGATAGCACAACTATATGTTACTGTTATATAATCAGGAACTACAACAGCGTAATATTTTTTTTGAGGTTTGATATTATTCAAAACACCAAAATTATCATATGCATTTTTAGGACTATAATTTTTACCCTGTACAGATATGTTATGAGGATTATTAGCGTCTAACTTATTAGCTACAGATCTTATTTTTTCAATATTATCTCTTTTAAACATAATAATAGGCATCATAATTCTGCCTTGAGAGTCTCTGAAATATCCAAATTTTTGAAATGAAGCCCACTTTTCTGGTGAACCATAAATTATAGGCACTTCTATTCTTTCTCCGTTTTGTATTACAAATGGTCTAATTACATTTACAAAATAATACATAATAGCCTCATCAATATCTTGAATACCTATTGAAAATGGTTTTGTAGTATCTCCTCTAAATGAAATTTGATCACCTCTATTAGGTATATTGGCTTCATTTGGGTTTCCGGTAGGAGAAAAACCAGGTGCTCCTGCCGGTGGAATATACGGAGTTTGCTGAGAGATTAATATCTCTTTTTGTGTTTTAGGTATTGGTTTTCTTCCTTTAGACATTTTGTGATATATATTTAAATATAAAACCTCTACATGTTTTGTATTTTCCCCCTAAATGGAGTCTCATATTAATTTCATGTACTCCTATATATTTAGCCGCTTTTTTAGCAGAATCAAACATATTAAGTATATTTCCTTCTTTATCAAATTGGGATACCGGTTTTTCTTTTGTTTTACCTATTTTTTCACCTGTACCCAATGGTAGTGGTACCCCTATTTTTGCTTTACTTAATTTTTCTCCAAATCCTTCTGGTTTGGATTTTCCTTTTAATAATTTACTATGGTTTTCTCCAAATCCTTCTGGTTTGGGTTTTCCTTTTAGAATTTGGCTTTTTTTCTTTTTAGTTTCTTCACTATCTTTTTTCCCTAAATGGGATTTACTCATTTTTTGTTTAGTTTCATCACTACATGCTCCTCTTCCATTACCTAATCTTAAATTTAAACCGCTTTTACCTAAAACACCATAATGTGATCCCCAATATATTTCTCGCTCATTTAATTGTTCTAAGCTACATTCTTCAATTATTTCAAATATATGTTGTTCCCAACCATATTTTTTAAGAGAATTAAGAAGTTTTGGTTGTTTTTTACAATTATATGTTTTATAAAAATTAGTTCTTATTTCAATTTTAGTAGATTGCCCAATATATGCTTTACCCTTAGGATTAGTTATTTTATATATACCTATCATTTTATTATAAATATTATAATAATCTAGTTCTTTGCAGATTCACTCTATCTGCTGGCACATAATGACAATCACAGAATACTTCAACATTGTAACCAAAATTAGATAATCCTGGGTTTAAAGGATTTGGTTCATAAGGATAATCTGGATCTTTACCTACCCAATATTGAGTCACTCGAGCGTTATCTATTTCCCAATAGCTTTCTTGATATAATATAACATCTCCTACTTCTGGATGCACATTTGCTTCAACTAAATCGTCTCTTAAAAATGCAAAACTTATAGGCCAATCAAAATTGACTCCTAAATCACTTGTAGGACTAGTACTCTCACCAATAGTAATAAGAGCATTAAATAATGTAGGACCATCAAAAAATTTTCCTCCTGATGCTTCTCCATACATATTAATTTTGGTTTCATTTAACTTATATTTGTAAAAAGCACATTGTTGAGAAATAATGTTACCCATTAATTCTCTATTCATTCTTCTTACAAATGACACATCTCGACTAGAACCAAATAATGCACACATATTTTTATCCTATAAATATTGTTAATGGAGAATAACTAATTTCTTTAACTCTATAATCACTCTCTAATGATTTTCTTTCTAATAATTTTTGTTTTGAAGTTTCATCAAGATATAATCTTAATCTTTCAAGTAAAGCTGCTTTTTCAGCTGTTGCTGCTGAGATTAAATCAGATTGATTTAATGTTACATTATTATTAGGTATAGGAACCTGAGTATATTTTCCACGAACATACCCTAATATCTCTTTACATAAAGATAAAGTATATTCAAAAATCCATTGTCTACCTATTGAATTTATTTGCGAGTATGTTGGATTATTATATCCAGCATTTGAAGGATTAGTTATACTTCCTGATACTTGTTGAACAATACTATTAATTCTGTCTTCTAGTTTAAGATACTGAAACCATAAACTATGTCCATCTTGTGGAGGTATAGGAAATATTCTTAGTTTATTATTTATTAACTCAAACGTATAATCCGGCAGTGCCGTTTGATTTTGCATTTCGATTGCTTGAGCAGTTTGTATAAGTAAACTTGTAGGATACATTAAGAATCCTGTTGATCCAAATAAACCATAAGTACCAACAGCTGGAACACCTCCTAATCCTGAGAATAAATTTAAATTAAATACTTGATTAACAGCAGGGATAGGTTGGTAAAATATTCTTTTTATTTCTATTCCTCCAGTTATATTATTTTCAATAGCCCACTGACCTAAATCATAATCTTGAATAGATGCTGTTAAAGGAATAGATCCACTATAATAAGTGATATTTCCTCCTACTCCAGCTTCAGAAGCATATTGTTGAGATAATCTGACAAGATTAGCAAAACTAGGAGTTATAATTGCGTTATTTAAGTTAGAAGATGTTGGAGTATTCATAACATCTAATAAATTATCTCTTAATTGGTATGAATATAACTCATTACCGTAGGTTGTGATTGCTTCTTCAAACGCCGCGTAAAAGTTTAAGTCTTGTAATTCAACATCCATAATAGGATATCCTAATCTTCTAGCACAAAATGTTACTACTTTATCAGCATCTATTTGAAATTGAGGATCATTATCATAGAAACCAAAAGGTGTACTTCCGGTATAAAATGAACTTGAGCCTGGGTAGATAGGGATATTCATATGTTAGTTATTTATTATAAATATATTAAAATAAAGCCGGATCAGCAGGATTATTTCCTAATCCATAATATGATGTAGGTTGATATGTAATTGGATTATTGTGAGCTAATCCAAATGCACTTCCACCTTCAAAACTTATAAAACCTAAATTAGTGTTACTTCTACTTCCTCTACTAGATAATAGTTTTACTTGTCCTCTTCTGGAGATTGTCATATTAGAGGGTGATACCCACCTTGCAAATTTTTCAAAACCATCAGTAAATATAATTGTTACGTTTGTGGTATTTGTGGATCTTACTACACAAAACCTTCCTGGTCTTCCTCCAAAAAATTCATTCATTGTTTGAGTTGTTCCACCAGTTATTGTGACTGTATCAAAAGCTATTCTATGCATATTTACCCATCCAGCACTAGTTGCAGTAACAAGTAAAGTTGTTCCTCTAGCTATTACTGTTCCTTTTATGTAGTTTAAATTTCCGTTTTTATATAGATTTGGAAATGTAGTATTAGCTGATGCACCTAACCTATAGGTTCCTCCGGTATTAATTACTAGAGGATTTGAAAAAACAGTAGATGATCCTCCATGTACCCAAAATCCACTACCAATTAAATTGATAGTAGCTGTTCCTTGGACTGCCCCAGAATTAGAATTTTCTAAGCTTCCGTTTACATATATACTAGATCCATTTAAAGTTAGACCAACAGTTGCTGCAAATCTTAGGTAGGTACACCAAATATCTATAAGTATACTCCACGTACCAAAAGTTACATTAGACCCAATGTCTACTCTATTCCAGCTTGTGCCTAAGGTATCAATTGATCCTATTGCGTTTGTGATACTTAATACTCTTGGTGGTATAAATGTCCCACTTGTTAATTTAAAAGAAACATCTGTAAGAGAGCCTAAAACAAAAATATCAGTTGTAAATGTAACTAAAGGCATATCTATATCAATCAATTTCCAAGCGTTTATGGTATTGGATGATATAGAAATTGTACCTGATGTTGTACTGGAAGTTCCTCCATTAAAGTTTAAAGTAGGTTTTGTTCCACCACCGCTTGGAACTTGAACGTTTCCTAGAGTACCGGTATATGTGTTTAAGTAAATTTTGAAATCACCAACTAAACCCAATGCTCCAGACATATTTAATGTGTTGCACCAAAGGTCGTTAGTTAAAGTTGTAGTTCCACCACCTGCTGCTATTATTATGTTCCATTTTACATTAGATCCTAGATTAAGAGTTCCTAGAGTCATGGTTAAAGTTGCTGAAGCAGCGTTCACTACTCCAGAAGTGTATGAGAATGTACCTGTTGTACTGCTAAAGTTAACAGCTGATATAGTTATAGCATTTGCACCACTGTTTAAATTAAGATTTGTTAACGTTCCAAACTGTCCATTTAGTGTGCCCCCAGCAATCACAAACGTGGTTAAAGAAGTCACTCCTTGAAAAGGCTGGTCAACTGTATTATTGATACCAGCATTGCAAGTTATTGTTCTTCCACCAGCAAATATATTGGCTAAGGCACCTCCTACACTACCGGTATTTGTTACTACTCCACCAAAGGTACAATCTGCGGCAATTGTATATGTTTTTGACGTAGAGATGGTAATAAATCTAAATTCATTAGGCCATATATAACCATTTGGAGTATAGGTGGCTGAGACGTTATTAAATGCTAAAAATCCTGTGCCTCCTACACCCATTCCAGCTCCAAGCGTTATGTTACCACTCACACTGATACCAAAATCCATTGTAATGGTATTTATGTAATTAGTAAAGTTTATGGTAAGACAAACTCTATTAGAAGCGTTTACTGTACAATTTGCTGAGTTTGCATCAAATATTGCATCATCAGCTGCAGTTGGAACTGCTCCATCTGCTGGTCCTCCTGTACTTAATGACCAATTAGTAGCATCTCCCCAATTTGCTCCGGCGTTTCTAAAATAGTACGTAGCCATTAAAAAATAATATCCTTGTTAACTTCTATTTGTGGTATTAAAGCTTGAATTTCTAATGCTAACCTTTTCTTTTCTATTTCTGTTAACCCTCTATTAATAATATTCTGATTTATTTCATTTATGTCTTTAGGAGCAAAATGAGCTACTTCTACTTCAAATTCATCATTATATCTCACAAGCGTATATAAAAATTCTCTGTCTGTTCTTGTACTTAAAATTACAAATTTATTTTCTTCCATATTTTTTATAATTAATAATTTCCTGCGAATGCTTGAGCATCAAATTGATCAAGAGGACTATTAAAGGCTGATTGGGCAACAAATAAAGCTGAGCCTGAAGGCATATATAATGGTAAGTCAAACGTATAGATTGAAGTGGCACCAACTGTTCCAACAGCTCTTGTGACTGCACTGGTTAATACTTCGCCTACAAGAAAGCATGTACCAGAACCAGATTGATTTGTTGGTGAATAAAATATCTTGTGAGTCATGGCTGTTGTTGCTCCTGCGGAAGCGGTTGCTGAGTTACGAAACCTGACCCCATCCACTCTTGTTCCATCTAATGATGCTGTTAATAATGTTACTAAAGTTCCAGCTCCATTTGAAGCTGTTGTAGCCGCTGTTATTCTAGCTACTCCTACGTTAGGCGTGAGTACAAAAATTGGGTTTAAATTTTGTGCCATAATTACATAAAATTATAATAATTAAAAAGTTTTGTGCTATTGTTTGCTACTGAGTTAATTGTTACTGATCCAGTACCTGATGTTGGACTTATAGTTACATTTTGTCCGGCTATAATTTGAGTGACTCCACCTCCCCCACCACTACCTGTGTCAACTGTGATTGGAAAAGTACTTCCATCTCCTTTTGTAAAAGTTATAGTGTTTAAACTGACTGATGCTGTAGTCAGTAAACTTCCAGTTGATACTGAAGGTCCTCCGCCGATCGCTGAAGAAGCTGTATAAAATAATTGACCTGAAGCAGTATCATATGTTATGATATGTCCTGAGCCTCCACCCTGTAATGTACCAGATATAAATACAGACCCACTAAATTGAGTACTTCCTGATATTATTATTAAGTCTTGGGTACCGTATGTTATTGCTGGTGTGGTACCATCTGAGTAATATATTTCTCTTTTAGTTCCAAAATCAATTGATTTGTTTCCAGATGGGTCATATAATATTCCAAATTTACCATACTCTAAAGCTGGTGTTGTTCCATCATATGATAGTAGTCTGTTCTCAAAATCAACTGATAAAAGTCCAGTTAAATCATTTAATTGGGACTGCAATTGATATTGGTTAGAAGTATCTATTTGTAATATTTGACTGGATAGACCTGGTGGTAATCCATTTAGAGCATAAGAAGCTGTTTCTGAATAACTGCTTGAGAGACTGTATGAGGATGATTCTGCTAGTGAACTACTTAAACTATAAGAACTTGATAAAGTATAAGATGCTGAGGTGGCGTAACTTGATGAAAGCGCATATGAAGCAGATGTAGCCTGTGATGATGAATAAGCCCAACTTGCTGTGCCTATAAGTTCTCCTGTAAATGATCCTGTAAACGAACCTGTATTGCTTAAAAATTGATCTACTCTATTTACTGTTAAGATAACTGAAGGAATACCAGGGTGTGTTCCTGAGATTGGTTCTGCTAGTAACCTCATACTGGTATCAGCTGATATCCATATAATTTGGTAGTAGTCGTTTGCTGCTGAGGTTACAAACCAGTTCCAAGCTGCTACTACTTTAGTAGAGTTCCCAACTAATGTTATAGTAGTAGCAGTGTCTGTTAAATCAATTCCATTTTTTCTTAACCAAATTACTATTTCATCGGTTCCAGAATCTGTTTTTTCTACTTGAGCAGAAAATTGAATATTATATACACCTGCATTTTTTGTCTTGATGTAAGTGTTAAAAGGATTTGTTGATCCTGATATTGATACCCCATTTGTAATATCTGTTTCGTTAAGAGACATTGAACGAGGTACGTTTGCAACAGGATTAGTTTGTGTGGTTGTATCATAAAACGATCCATAAGATCCAGTTGCGGTATTAAAAATTGTACTTCCACTTAATGTAGCACTAACTGTGACTTGGCCTAAACCATTTGTTGGAGATAGAGATATATTTGGTCCTGCTAATAATTGTGTAACACCGCCATTTGAAGCATAAGAAGCTGTAGTTGAATATGAACTACTTAAAGCATAACTGCTACTTAAACTATATGATGAACTTAAAGCATATGAAGCAGAAGTGGCTTGTGATGATGAATAAGCCCAAGAAGCAGTACCATTAAAAATACCAGTAAATGAACCAGTAAAACTACCTGTATTGTATGAGGAAGTAAAATTATTAAATGAGGATGTAGTTACAAATGAGCCAGTATCTATAGATGTTGCGGAACCAGTATCTACAATTATAGTAAATTGACTTGTGTCACCTTTAGTAAAAGTAATTTGGTTTAATATAGCAGAGGCTGTTACTAATAATGAACCAGTATTTGTAGGAGAACCTCCTCCTGACCCTGTGTTAACAGTAATAGGAAATGTACTCCCATCACCTTTAGTAAAGGTAATAGTATTTGAAGATACTGATGCTGTGGTTAAAAGTGAAGCAGTATTAGCGCTAGGTAATGTAACTAATGAACCAGTCCCATCATAAAATGTAGTTCCATCTGGTGTTTGTAGAACCCTTTGGTAAGTATTTTCAATATTTTGACCTGTAAAATCAAAAGGTCCAGCCATAACTTATTTATTTTCTTTTAGACAAATTACTCATAATTCCATCAATTACTTTTGGAAAATATGATTCTTGAATTGGGTTTGTTTGAATATATGTTGCAATAATGTTGTTAACTTTATTTTTCTTAATTGTTAAATTATCTATATTAATATCTTCTTTAATTAACATTTTAACTATTTTTATAACATGTTCTAATATAGGATCTTTTACTTCCTCCTTAATTCCACTCACATGTACTTTTGGTGCACTTTCCATTATCAATTCAGCATCTTGTGACTTAACTTCTACTGTTAACTTCTTGCTCGCTTCAACTACAAATTCCGATTTCCAGGGAGTAAAATACGTATCTTCTGCTATGACTTCAAGCTTAATTTCACCTTTTGTATCTCCTTCTAATAAACCTTTTAGTTTTTTAATTGGTATTGTACATTTACCATCAGAATCAATTTTTCCTTTAAATAAAAGGTTAATATCTTCCGACTCAATTATTAGTCGCGCTTGACTGTTTTTTAGTTGGGCGCCTTCTAATTTAATATTACATTCAAAAAGTTCTGTTTTATCTGTAAATAATCTATACATTATAAATCAATTTTTATATTTATGCCTAGTACTTCTTTAGCTACTAAAGCTACGTCTGATATACGTATTTTATAATCTGTTACTTCTTTGGTTTCTTTGTATTCTTTATCCATTACTCCACACTTCATCATTAAAGTAATAAATTTTTTCTTTTTCTTTTTATCCCAATATTGGTCTTCTACTTTTCCTCCACCACCTAAACCACCTATAACTTCAATTATTAATGCAACATCATCCCAAGTAAACGGATTGCGGCTTTGATTAGGAAATGGATTTGTTTCCCAAGCAAAATTAGCATTACCCCATTTAAATGGTATTCTTGTTGTCATAAACGTTATTATTTTAACTTAAATTTAATTTAGTGTGATTGGTATGTAAGATAATAGGTAGTGCGTTAAAATTAATTACCGTACTCATAATCGAGTATTTTACCTACCAAGTCCGATCTATGATTCTCTTTTAACTTAATCCACTTTATTTCTTCTATTTTTTTAGATAATTCAATAGCATATGATAATCCAGTAATAGATTCTTTTGTATCCTGTTGTTCATTATCACCATTAATAACAATTTTACCAGTTTTACCTAAACGAGTTAAAATAGCTAACATTTCTGCTTTTGTTAAATTTTGAGCTTCTTCTACAATCAAAATATCATCTATTGTTTTACCTCTAATAAACTGAACTGGCATTGCTTTTATTTTCTCATCTTTAACAAGTTGAGGAATTTCTGTTGGGTTTGTACAACATTTACTAAGATTTTCTATAAATGCTTCCATATATGGATTAAATTTTTCATTTAATTCACCAGGTAAAAATCCTAAAGATTTACCTACTTCTATCGCTGCTCTTGTATTCCAAATACAGTTAACTTCTTTCTTTTTTAAAAAATCTAATGCTGCTTGAGCGCAAACTAAACTTTTTCCTGATCCTGCTCTTCCAGTTACAATAACTATTTGATTTTCAATTATTAACCTTTTTGCTTCTTTCTGCTCTTCATTTAATTGTAAAACATTAATAGCTTTAATTTCGTTTTTTCTTTGACGATTAGGTTCTTTCATAATGTTTGTTTATTATAAATATGAATAAAAAAAGCCGAGCTTACGGGCTCGGCTTAATTTTATCTTACACTAAGATTATTAAAGGGTATTCAAACCACTAACGTAAATCTTACCATAGAACTCAGGACGCAACATTTTCTTAGCGTAACGAGTCATCAAACCTTTACGTGGAGTGAAGGTATTAGGATCGTACACAAGAGGCGTCATGATCAACGGAATGTATGGAGCAAACACAGCACCTGATTCAAGGAATTGTTTACCGCGGAAGCCCATCAAGATTACGTTTTCAGTCATGTATGGATTTTTGTATACAGTATAGCGGCTATTGATAGCTCCTACTTTCTGAACACCCATCGCATATTCCGTGTTAGCAGCGTCACCATTAGTATTAGCAGCGAATCCAGGAATTGATTCCAAAATTGTAGCTACTGTTGGAGAACATACTAAGAAATTTGCACCACCACGAAGTGTTAATTGGTGAATCTTGTTACTTACTTTTTGCATTTTAGTACCAAGAGTTTGGAACCAACCACCTTGAGTGTTATAGAAACCTAAACTTGCTGTAAAATCTGTTCCAGCTGCGTTTAAAACAGTATTATTAACAGCTGACCAGTACTCAGTAGCTGCGGCTGCATCTTCAATCAACATATCAAGGATTTCGAGATCAATTTCCATAGAAATATACTCACTCATGATGTTAGTTAATTCTGCTTCAGCATCAATATTTTGGTAAGCGTTAAGATCTTGAGCAAACTCAGGAGTCCATACTGCTTTTAACTTTTTAGTCTTAGCTGTGATGGCTTGAGATTGCATCTTGATATTAATTTCTGGAATAGAAATTGTAGTTGCGCTTTGAGCATTTGGAACTGAGAATGAAGGAGCACTTGTATCTTCAAAATCACCACGATTGTTGTCAGCAGTAATTTTGTTATAGTAACAAACGAAACCAGCACCACCAGCAGCTACACCTAAAGCAGCAGAAGCTGTAAAGAAGAAACTAATAGTATTAGCTGTGTAGTTGTAAGTAGTAAATGCAGGTAAAATAGATGCTGAGGTAAATACTGAACCTGAAGTCATTACAAATGCACGAACACCATCTGGATCAAAGTTAGGTAAGAAAGTTGAAGCAGTAGCTACAGTTACTTTATAGATTCTGTTACTTACTACTGATGCTGATAAATCAGAATCATAATTCAATTCTGCCCAAGAAGCAGTAACCATTGAACCTGTACCAGCACCTACTGTAGGTAATGTACCACCACCTGTTGAACCAGTTACAAACAATGAAGATGAAAATTGGTTAGTTGAGTAAGCAAATCTACCAGCACCATATAAACCACCAGTTGTACCAGTTGTTTGGAAAGGAAACTGACCTGATGTGTTACGAGCACCGTAAAGTGAGTTACCAGAAGCAAATGGATTAACGTTAGTACCATACTGGAAATCTAGGAAAAATACTAGACCTGAAGGTAAATTCATTGGCTGAACGCTAACAAATTCTTTAGCTGCTATTGATCCAAATACTTTACGTACTAATGGAAGAGCAATGCCAGCCCAGTTTTCAGATTGACCTACAGTAAATGTACCTGCTGTAGGAGAAGCACCAGTTTGACTAGTTTCAACTACTAATTGTTTTGCTTGGTTTTCAAGAAGGATAGACATATTGTTTCTCTCAACTTCTCCCAACCCTTCAAGTAAGCCAGTTTTGACCCACTTGGACGCTAATCTACCTGCATCACTTTGAAGTGACTTCCAAGGATTAGCGGATTCGAGTAAATTTTGAATTGTGTTCATTTTTGATTTTTGATTTGATTTTTAGTTATTTTTTAAACCCGCTAGTTCACGCATGCGAGCAAATGCGTCATTTGTAATAATTGGTTTGGTAGAAGCACCACCTAACATTTTAGAAGCTGAGCTTAATGATTCTCTAATTGGAGCTTTAGTTGTATTTGTTGTTTTCAAGCTTTCTTGTAGAGTTTCGTAAACTAATTGAGCTTCTTTTTTGGTTTTTGCTTTGTCAAACATTGTTAAAACTTTAATTTTCTGTGACTCGTTTAATGATTTGTTGCGGAAAATTTTGTTAGTGTAAAGAAGTTTAGCGTTCAAAAGATTAACTTCTTGAAGTTCAGATTGAAGAGTTTTAATAGCTCTGTAAGCTTCGTTAAGTGATTCATCAACTGAAGGAAGTTCAAGATCATCTAAACTTTTAGATGCACCTGAGCCTTTTGTACGGCCTCTTTTCCCAGCACTTGGACTACTTAAAGCATCAACATATTTAGCTAATTTTCCATCTTTTTCTAAATAACTTCTAGTTTTAGGATTATTCCAAGTAGCAATATCCTTACCAGTTTCTTTAGCTAATTGTTGAAGATCTACTTCACCTTCATCTGCTAAAGTAGTAAACATGTTGTACAAAGAAGTACCTTTACTGGTAACTGCATCTCTAACTAGCTTAATAGCTTGCTTAGCATTTTCTTTGTTAGCAGTATCTTTTATTTTATAAAAAGATGCCATTTCGTTAAGTGTGTCTTCGTCTAATTGCTCAGATTCTTCTTCTGGTTTGTTTTTGCGTTTTTTAGCTTCTTCAATTTCAGCTAAAATGTCATCTAAAGAAACTTCTTCTTCTTCTTCTGTTTCTACACCTTCTTCATTTTCCATACCTTCATGACCAGCTTCGAGTTCACCTGAACCGATCATGTCTTGGATTACATCTTCAATGAATGATTTAAGATCAGATTCAGACATGTCTTCAATAGACATTTCTTCTTCTTCTTTTTCTTTAGCTTCATAAAGCTCTTCTTCCATAGGAGAGTCATCTAATTCAGCTAAAAGTTCATCCAAAGAAATTTCTTCAATGTCACCTTCGTACATTGATTTTTCTACTTCAGTAGATCCCATTTCCTCTAATTCTTCTTCAGAAAGTTCATCCATCTCGTTAATTTTTTGAGATAATTTTTCTCTTAAGAATGGAGTAAATGATTCTTCTAAAGCAGCTTTTGCATTTGCGATAGCGGTTTCTTTAACAGCTTTAGCATCTGCGATTGCTTCTTTAAGCAAGTCTCTGTTTGTTGCCATTTTTCCTTAAATTTTTAAATTGTTTGTTTTGGAAATACGCTTAGTGTGAATAAAATATTCAAGCGTAATAAAATTATGATCGGTAATGCCTCATAGGGTTGGGCATATTCTTATATACGTATATATAAATTTGTTCAAAGTCACAAAAATGAAAAAAGAAAGGCACTTTTTTTAAAAGCGCCTTGGTCCTAAAAGACTATTTTAGGAGGGGTTAAAATATTGGGCATGTTCCATTAGCACATAAAATATCTGTTATAATGTTATTTACTTTAGAGTATGGATTTATCTTTGAATAATTTAAATTTTCGTTTAATGAAGTCATAAATGAACCTGGGTTTGAAGGTGTTGAAACAAAATCCCAACATAATAGTTCAAAATCATCTTGTACTTCTAATACTTCACCTACTTGTTTTAGACTACCCATTCCACGAGATGAAACGCCTATTCTAATACCAGATCCTATTAGTGCTTTTACTATATTTCCCGATGGAGTAGGTAAAATTTCTATTTCACCCATAACATTATCTCCATCCCACCATATTTTAGTAATGTTATGAGATACGTTTTTTAAGTTAATTACTTGAGAATCAGGATGATCTAGTTCACCACATGCTCTTCTTTCTTTAATAGAGGCAGAATATTTTTTTAATTCGCGTTCCCATAAATCTTTAGCATAATATCTACCATTACCGTTTTTTACTTCAACAGTAGCTAATATACCTTCTACTATAGGATTTTTACCTGTATTCTTACTTTCTGTAAGAACCGAAGGAGAAATTGTGAATGGGCGTGTTTCTATTAGTAGTGATTTCATATTTGTTTTATAAGTTGGATGCTATAGAATTATAAGCTTGCTGTTCTATTGAGGCACCATCCATTTTTGTTTTACCTATTTCATCAGCTAATAACTTATAAAATTCTTTTTTTTCTTCTTTAGTTCTTCCATTAAGAGTTTTTTTAGCTAACTCATAAACATCTGTTTTAGATTTTTCTGAAAATTTATTGTCTGTTAGTTTTTTTACAAGATTACTTACTATACCTTCTGTATCTAATATACTACCTACATTTTCGCTTAATTCTTTTTTAGTAGCGTTTTGATGTAAAGTATTAATTTCATCCCAAGCATCATTACTTACTGCGATTCTATCTTTAGTATCATCATCATATGTAACATTGTATGATGAATCTCCATTTTGAGTATATGTTTTAACCGTTTTCCCATTTATTTCAATATAATCAGCTCCGCTACTACTTCTCTTTAATTCTTCTTTAATAAGTTCACCAATAAACTCACGAAGTATCTGTTCATCTATATCTTTTGGTAAAGGCATTTCATATTGAGCTCTTCTATCATTATATTTTACAGGAATATCTAATAAATAATAGTCATCTTTTTGAGGTACTAATCTTTCATTAGCGTTTAGTACTTTAACAAGTTTTTTAAATTCGCCTGATAATTGATTCATTTCAACAGGTGTAATACCTGTTCCTATTTTAGAAGCAGTCATGCTTAGTTTTGAACGACCTCTTTCAGAACTTCCTATAGTGTCTAATAATAATTTAGATATCATTAATTTAATATCATCTTCTTTTCCTAATACTTTAACATGAGGTTTACTCCAGTTAGATCTTCTTAAACCAGCAGCATTTAAAGCATCTACTGCAGCTTTTGATAATGCTGTTGTGCTAGGAATAAAACGTCTTCCACCTAAACTACCACCAACATTAGGTTGAACTGACACTCCTTGGTGTTGAGGAGCTTCATTTAAATGCATATATGGAAGATATTTTTCTAACGCGTTTGTAGGCTGCAGTGCACCATTTTTGTCTATTTGTTGACCTACCTCATAACTTTTTAAATATTGGAACATTTTGTTTTCTTTTTCTTTAGCCAGTTCTTTTTTTCCATATTCAAGATATGTATCTATATCTGCGATATAGTCTATGACATTATTAAAAAGTTCATGTTTTTTACCATAATCAGAAGCAATTTGATATAATAAATCATGGTATCTATGAAGTTCTGTAGGGATATCAAATTGTGATTCTTGCAGTTTAATCTTTTTTTCAGAACCAGGCATTTTCATTTTTTTGACACCAGATGAGTTTTGAGGTGTTACTGGCATTTCTTTTACTTTTTTAGGCATTGAAGTTTCTGCTTCTTTATCACCCAATGAGTTTTGAACATTTGCTTTTATTTTTACTTCTTTTTCAATATCACCGTAGCCTGAGGATTTATGTTTACCTTTAGGTTCTTTTGGAGTACCTAAACCTGGCGCTTCAGTATTATATCCAACTCCTTTAGTTCCAAATTCACCATCTTTAGTATAGTATAAACAATCTTTAGCTAAGTTTTTAACAACTATATCTTTGATTTCGTCACCTGTTTTATTTTTATTTTTCTCGTCTTTTAACTCAGCGTAAAAACCTTTCATGATTTCATTAAAATTAATGTTATCAGCGTTTTTCTTGTCTGAGTTGTTGTAAGTATTCTTTTGATTATCTAGTACTTCTTTAGATGTTTCCTTTTCGGTTGCTTTAACTTCTTCAGCTAATATCTTTTTCCAATCAAATATATCAAAACCCTTAGTTACAACACCACCTGCTGCCTCACTAATGATTTGTTTTGATTTTAATATGTTAGTTGCAGTATTAAAATCAGTATATTGATTGAAATATTCTGGGAATAAACTACGGGCTTGTTTTAGAAATTGAGTTTTATTTCCTTTACCGTTTTTAATCTGGTTAAAATGTTCTTGTAATGTCATTGTATTTATTTTTTTATAAATAGTTTTATTAAGTCGTCTAAGTAATCTAATGCTATATCTGTCCCATATTGAACTTTAAAATCAGGAGATATTTTATAATAATCCATAGTTTCTTTTTTAGCTCTTTGTAATAACGGAAGCAAAGTATTTAATTTATCTTCAATTTTATCAAAATCTTCTACTCTACCCGCGACAAATTTACTTAAAGCTGGTTCTTTTAAATTTAAAGAATTTAAATATCCTTGAGTTGATTCTTCATTTTCTTTTAATTTTTTGGACCATAAATCTTTATGTTCAATTCCTTTAGCTTGAGAATGAAGTTTAGGGGCATCAACAGGTTTCCAACCTAATTTATAATAATAAATGTTTTTAGCACCTTTTGCTTTTTTATCAGGATTATAAGCATATTTAGGAGCATATTGAGCTCCTTCACCTGGTTCAAAATGAGCAGCGCTAGCTCCTGCTCCAGTAGCACTCATTTCTTTTAGTGTTTTAAAAATAAGTGTTTTAAGTTTTTTCTTATTTTCCATTAGTTTTTTCTAATTCTTCAATTAAATCATAATATTGTAACAGATTAATCATATGATCATTATCAATTTTATCATTTTTACCTAATGGAGTTAAAAGATTTTTAACAATTTCGTTTAACTTAATCTTAGTAACTTCATTTTTAGTAGTTTTATTCAATAAAATAATATCTTTTTTTATTGTAGTAAGTCTACTATTATAAAATTCTTTTAATTTAATAGGATTATCAGCGCTATTAATAATTTCTTTAAGAACAGCTTTTTTATCTCTATTAAAGTCAGAATATTTTTCGTTAAACTTATTAAGTAAAATCTTATAAGTTAAAATACGAGTATCTTTATCATATTGAGAAAATTCTTCAACAATTTGATTAGATTTTTTCTTATCATTTGATGTTGAAGTTAAATGTTCTAATATAACTAACTTATTTGAAATAGTATGTTCTACAGAAACTAATTTAAGCCCACACGATTCAATTAATGTATATAAAGCAGCGTGTACTTTATAATTAGGTAATTTAGTTTTAAAAAATTCTTCTAAATTATAATGCTCTTTTAATTCTTTAATTAAATTATATTTTTGTCTTTTAAGAGCAGATTTATTTAATTGTTTAGAACTCTCAATGACTGAATTAATTATTAATTCTGCTTTACCCTCAGTTAAATTAGTGCGTTTTAATAAACTTTCATATAGTTTATATTCACGACCTAATTCAGTTTTATTAAAGTATTTCTTTAGTATATTAGTAGCTTTAGACTCAGCACCTGATAGAGTATCGGATGTAATTTGTCTAACTAATAATTCAAAAAGAATGCCTGTATTTTTAAACTTTGAATGTTTTATGAGCATTTATATTGATTTTTTTTATTATAAATATATATAAAGAATTAATCTCTCAACTGTCTTTCATCTAATAGTGATTCTCCTGGGGTGTTAGGTTTGAATACTATTTTTTTCTCCATTTCATTTAAAAATTGTTTATTTTTTAAATAAGTACTTTCGTTAAGGGTTTTACTATTATAATCTGGTTGATCATCTACTTTCATAGCTTGTCTACCTAATCTATCTCTACCAAAAACATCTTTTTGAGTATTAATATTAGATGCTTTTTCTTGTGGACGACCTAATTTAACTTCTTCATCATATCCTATAGGTACATTACCTGGATCTGAGGCCATTCTGCTCTTTCCGTATAATGTAGCTAAGTCATGAGGTGTACCATATGATTTGCCTGTTTCTAAAGGATCATTACCTTCTTCAGTTATTTGACCTAATCTAAATTTGCGTTTTGCGTCTTGTAGAATTAAATCTCTATATTCATCAAATTGATCTTCACTAAAATGGAAAATATGATGGTAAATCCAATCTGTAGGTAATAATTGACCCTCCATTATGCTTTTAGCTAAATCTACTTTTTCTTTCATCAACATAATACGTTCTTGATCGTAAATAATTGATGGAGTAGTTAATGAAAGTTCAAAATTAGTTAATACTTCACCTCTATAGCCTTGAACATACAGATGAACTAAAGCTATCTTATACAATTCAGATAAAATAATACGTTGAATTCTATCAATTGTGCGAGCAAAACGAATATCTTCTGCTGCTAATGTTGCTTTACCCGTTAAATCTTTATCATAACCCATAAATGCTTTAGGTACTTTAAGAGCAGCAAATAACTTATCTCTTAGATAATTAACATCTTCAATACCGTTATATTCTAAACCTTTAGTTGTATCGATTTTAGTAGCACTATCATTACCACGAACAGGAATATAAAAATCTTCTAACATGTTTTGCATGTTATATTTTAAATTATATTCACCCGTTTGTTCATCTATATATGGTGTTTTTTTCATGGTGCGAATAGTCTTCTGCATGAAACTTTCTACTTCGTTTGGAGGAATAGAACCAACATTTATATAAAATACACGTTTTTCTGGAGCACGAGAAATTCTATGAATCAGCATAGCATCTTCCATCAATGTATACTGTTTAAATAATTTACGAGCTGGTTCTATATATGATCTGCCGTATGGAAGATAATTAACATCTGTTAATAATCTAAAGTGAGCCATCTCATAATTATCAAAATATATACCTGCTGATTCTTTATTAAATTGATGAGGTAAACTAAATTGACCATACCCCCCACCGATGTATCCATCAGGACTAAATTTGAATCTTACGGATGTAGGTGTGTCTTTATCGTATCCCTCTTGTCTTTCAATATGATATGCGGTATAAGGTATTACGTTGTAAACACCAAATTTTTCAGCGATTTCTAGTTTTAAAAAGAAATCACCATATTTACACATTTGTCTAACCCAAGACCATAAATTAAATTCAATATTTAAAACATCATAAAATAAATTGTATAAAATTTTCTGTATATCTTCATCTGAACTACGAATCTGTAGTACTTCACCCATTTCATTTTTTAATGAAGACTCATCTGAAACAATATCAAGAGCTGATGCAATAATAGCATCAGTATCCATAACATCATAGTCTGAGTATAATTGTGCTCTTAAGTATTGATAATTAACGTTTAATTGTTGTCCATAAAGTGAAGTAGCGTTAGCAGAATAAATTCTACTATATCTATCTGTTAAAGAATTGGTTTCATATTCTCCACTTCTTTGAATAGAATCAACATCCATTACTTTAAGTTGATTACCTCCTTCATTACGAATGATAACATCTGTTGAGAATAATCGTTTTAATCTAGGAAATATGCTTGTATCTGCCATGTTTTGTTTTTGTTAAAGCAACCAGTTTAAGTTTTCTTGTTGCCCCTTTATGTTCATACTATATGGGTTATCAGGGCCTGATGCAAAATATGCTCCCTGATATTGAGGTGATCGTTGAATATTATTTAAGGTTATTTTTGTCATTTCTAAACCTTGCTGTCTGTATTTTAAAGCTGTGTCTCTAATGTACATAGCTGTACTGTATGCCATTACTAAATCGTCGTTATATCCAGTTTGGGCTTCTGCTCTACCGTTTTTCCAAACAAATACTTTCATTTCTTCGATTAAACGTTTTGATTTAAGAATAACACTATGGTCACCTAAATATTCTCTACCCTTATTAATTACTAAAGGTCGTGTTTTTAATGATGTAGTAAAACCAGGAGTCATTCGAGATATATCTTCATATTTATTAAAATATGACTCTACTAATGCATTATCACTTTTAGGTGAATAATATAGATTTCTGTAGTTTCTTTCTTGAATAGAATCTAATGTAGCCCAACCTATAGAAGCATTTTCTACTACTAATAAGGCTTCATTATATTCTGTGGCTATACCAACTAACATATAACCGAATTCTTTGGGTGGTAATTGACCTTTATATTCTGCTACTTGAGCATTTGTCTCTAAATCAAAAACATGAAAAGCAGAAGAGTCTTTTCCGTCTCCCCGAGCTACATCTGCTACTACTAAATAGTTTCTAGTATAATCAGCTGATTCCCATATCCATAAATTTTTATCTACTCCTCTTCTTTCTATAGGATCAGTAATGTAAGAAGTAACCATGTATTCTAAATGTTCAGGAAAATATACTACATCACCTGATGTTGTAAAGTCACAATCACATTCTTGAGCTGCTAATCTAGGATCACCTAACTCAATATTTTGTTTATCTCTCCATGCTTGATCTCGTTCAGGATGAACATACCATGGTAACTTAATAGGTAAAAAATTATTTTCTTGAGCTTCTGCTTTAACCCACGTTTTATGAAACCAGTTTCCAGTTCCATATGGTGTAGATAATACAATTGCTCCACCTCCTGTAGCTAAAGTTTGTTGAGCTGAAGCCCATATTGGTTCAATACCCTCAATAAAGGCAGCCTCATCTATAATTAGTAATGAAACTGCTTCAGATCTACCAGCATCGCTAGCAGCTGAAGTTGCTTTCATTTGTGAACCATTATTTAATCGTAATGTTAATTTATTATTTTCTTCAGCAGGTATTTTTAACCAAGTAGGTAAATTGTCATACATAAACTTGGTTTTAGTAACCATATTTTTAGCAGTTTCTTGTTTAGTTGCTATACATAAGATATTTTTATCTTTATGAAATAACATTAACCATAAAGAATAACCGGCTGCTAATGTTGATATACCTAACTGACGAGATTTTAATATTAAAGAATAAGGATTATCTTGCCATAAATTTAATACTTTGCTCTGAAATGGATATAGATGAAATATTGTTCGTCCTCGCTGAGGATGTTGTATAAAGCAATATTTGCGCATAAAGTGTGCTGGATCTTTAGCGCAAAGAACATATTCGTCTCTTATTATTTGTTTTAAATCTGGGGTCATGTAGCTATATACGTTCCCAACAGTATGGATATAATACTAATGGTATACGCTATTATTTTTCTATTTTTCTGTTTTTTAACTTCTTTTTTATATAACTTTATTTCAGTATCTTTATTACTTATAATTTTAATATAGTCTTTCTTAATACTAGAGCAAGCTGTAAGTGAAGTATCTTTACAATATATAATAGAATCTTGATTAAGCATTGTATTTTTAAGCAAAGAAATAGAATCTCTAGCCACGCTTAACTGTTGTTTAGTGTAGGTAAAATCATTTTTCATGAGTAAAGCGTTTCTTAAAGTACTACACGGCACACAACATAAACTATCAGTGTTTAAACGCGTTTGTGAACTCCCCAACAATGGATTTATTAGAAAGATTAGTAAGACGATTACGTTCTTCATTATATTTTTGTTTATTTTGATCTGCTATTATTTGTAAATTCGCTAGTTTATTTTTATTTGAGTCTATTCTAGATTTATATATTTGAATTAAAGAATCCATTTTGTAAATCTTAGATTCACTCTTACTTATACTTAAAAGTAAAGAATCATTTTGACGATGAAGATTTACTATTTGGTGTTTAAATTTATTATCGTGATTTTTATTAAGAGTAAAATATTGAATTATAATTATTAATAATAGTACACCAATAGTAATAATTAAACCTGTGTCTTTTGATTGATTCATAATATTTATCCAATTATATCTCCAACAAGATCTTTTAAACTAACACCTTTATCTTTAAATAATTTCTTAATATCTTCTTTATTAATCAAAGCTCTTAATACTTGTAAATCTGGAGATTTAGCTCTTTCTGAGGCGCTCATGTCAGCTAATTTTTTTATTTTACCTTCAATACCCTTTCTGACTTTTTGGTATTTTTCTTCATCTTCAGGTGATAATTTTTTACCATACTCACCACCAAATTCTTTCTCAGTACTCTTAATATCAGCAGCAGATGGTTCAAATTCAGTAGGAAAATCTTCTTCTTCTTCTTTCTCAGGTTCTTCTTTCTCAGGTTCTTCTGTCTCTGGCTCTTCAACTTCTGGTTCTTCTGTTTCTGGCTCTTCTACATCTGGAAGTTCTGAATCTTCAGCGTCTGGAAGATCTAGATCTGATGGTAAAGTTAAATCTTTATCAGAACGAGTAAATACTTTGGCTATTTCAAATTCTTTAATTCGTGGATTTAAGATAGATGTATATGTTCCCATTTCTGTAGCTATATCTTCTTGAGTAGTGCCGTTTTCTCCTGCGTCACGAACCATTTGAAGAATTTTTCCTTCTATAGTGTCAGTACCATATAAATCTAAAGCTTCATCAAATTTATCTTGGTCTTCAATTTTAATAGTTTTTCTATGGCGAGCCATTTCTGATACATTGCTAATTAAACCAGATGGATTTTGGTCGATTTCATCTTTAGCTTCTTTTTTAGCATCACCCGATAATTTAGATTTATCAATTTGTTGTTTAGCTTTATTTTTATTAGCCGTATTCCAAGCTACAGCTTCTTCTTCTAAACTTAATTCATTTATGATTTCAGTACGAATATAATCTTTTAATTCTTTACGCTTCATTATATTAATTTTGTTATAAATATTATAAATTTAAGTAAAATTTTATTTGTTCTATTCGATATTCAGTAGAACCTGATATGATTCCAAAATTACTAATTTTATTTAAATTGGATTCACATATGTATTTAATCATCTTGTCTATTTGTTTTCTATAGTCTGCATCAGTAGTACGTACTGCATTATCTTCTATTTTTACTCCTGAAGGACTGACATAAAATATCCAGTCATATTCATCAATAAATCTAGAAGCATATTCTTCAAACCTATCTTTATCAAAAGAATCAATAGAATCAGCACACATTGTAAATGCCATAACATCTATAACTGTACGATCAGTGATAATATTTTCATGAAGTAATTCACTACAACGTTCAGCTAAAAATATAGTTTGACCTTTTAATGTACTATCCGTATTTAATGGAATGCCTAAATCGCGTAAGTATTTACTACGTTCAGTAGCAAACTTATAGTCTTTAAATTCAGGTAATTCTTTTAAAGTGTTAACTAATGTTGTTTTTCCAACGGAGACTGTTCCACAAAATCCTATTTTCATATTAATGTCTCATTTTAGCAGTTCCTGATTTATACCATGGTAATCCTTCACCTTCTTTTTTACGTTTTTTAAACTCATCTTTAGTGTAGGGAAAACCATTTAAATAATATTCTTCTTTACCATCTGGATAAATTAAAGCTGGGCCATCAGTGTTATGGAGTTTTCCATCTTTAATAAATCTAACAGTACCATCTGTTGCGTTATAACGCTTAACTTGTGATTCTACTTTCATAAACTTTATTTTTTATTGTTTTTAAAAATTTTCGTCAAAATAAGCTGAGAATTCTTCGTATAAGAAGTCTCTAGGAGAAGTATCATACTCAACCATATCTTCCATATAATTAAATATATCTACAGTTTTATTATCTTTTTTAACTTCAGGATAATATTCTCCTGTATATTCCCATCCTGTTTTTTTTAAATGATCAACTATATAAGGAAGTAAAAATTTATTTGACATTATATACCAAGAATCGTTAACATTCCCGGTTTGCATATTTGGATTTAAAAGCTCTGATTTATTAGAAGGATAATTTATATTATATTCTTCTTTATCTTCTTTATCATATTCTTGGCGAAATGAACTATAATAATCCCAAACTGCCTCTAAAATTTTACTTTGGTTTTTTAGTATTATATTTTCTATGCCCGAGTTTTTAAATATGTCTTGATCGTTTTTGAAAAAATTATAAGCACTCTTAACAAAATCATTTTTAAGCACTGCACTTGGAGGTGTAATCTCCA